ACTCTTTGAAAGCGCCCGCTTCAATTTCTTCTACTTCTGCGTTTATGTCTTCGAGCCACTGACGAAATTCCTCTTGTTTTTTCTGGCTCCCTTTTCTCCATGAATTCGACATTATAGAGACTATTCTACCGCCTGTTTTGAGATGGCTGTACATATGCCTTACATGGTCAATGTCTTGGTTTTTAGAAAATGGAGGGTTTGCAATAATTCGATCGTATTTTTGCCCAACTATCTGCTTCAGAAAATCCGAATTGATACAGCGCGTCCCGCTAATATCTGCCAGTATAGCCTTGTTTATATCCATAAGCTCACAGTAGTCTATTTGGACGCTACAGACTGCCTGTATTGCTTTTATTATTGCTCCGTGCCCCGCTGACGGCTCTAGTATAGTATGATGGTTTTTCACGTCTGCCAAGTAAACCAGATTTTTGGCTAACTCTGCGGGGGTGGCGAAAAATTGATACTCTTTTTTCAGGTTGACTTTCTCCCCGCCCATAAGCCTGTCAATGTATGGCTTCGCGTCTGAGGGGAAAATAAATGTATTATTTTTATAGCTCGCTCCGGCGCTCAAAAATGCTTTTCGTACATCTGAGTAGTTATGTAGCGGTGTTTCATCTGCTCTGGGGAGAAACACCGTATTTTCTGCAATTTTGCATTTATATATACTGATCTGCAATTCATTCATGTTTTCCCGTGCTTCGATTGGAACGGGTACAATTTTCTGTTTTGCCTTTTTGGATCGGTGCGCTGTCTCGGTGCGTTTCATTATTTCGTTAAATTCGTCTGTGTGACTCATGGTGATATTTGATATTTATAAAAGTTTGAAAAAAAGGGCGGCTCCCTGCTCACCCGTTCCCCTAAATATTAGTTTAAATTCAAGCCAGATAATACAGATTTTCTCAGGCTCTTTACATTCTCAGTATGCAAAGCCAGGGTGCCCGCTTCTGCTATTTTGCCTGCGGCGTCTCCGAACATCATCGATGTCATTCTGTCGCTTTCGCTACTGTAGCGCTTGGACGTCAAATATCCAGTTACCGCGTTATATGCATACCACATATTTACTTTCCCGTTATTGAGCGCCTGCGTTTGTCCTATGCCCCTGAGCGCAAATGTCAGTACGTCGTTAATGACATTCATTTTGCGGGTGCTCAAAAGGTCTTTTACCATTTTCCCAGCTTGTGCCTCTTTGATTTCGTCGGCTGTCATAAATATGTTTCCTACGTAGTCAAAAAATGCATTTTGGTCTATGATCGTTTCGCGCATTTTGTTGTATGCATCCTCACTTTGTTGCTGGCTATCTGAGAGCAAACCAAGTATTTTGAGCGCTTCGGCTACTCTGTTAGATGCGTTGGCGGTGTGTCTTACTTTTACTGCTCCCTTGCCACTGAGAGCGGCTGAAAGTGTATTATTGCATACTACCCTTACATTAGTAGGTATGGCGGTTATTGCTAATGTACCATCATGTGAATTCGTTATGAGCACATACGAATTCACTTTGTCGTCGTCTCCTACTGTGATATCCTTGTTATTTCTGAGGCAAACGAATACACGGCGCCCGTCGTCTATGCTTCCCGCTGTTTCAATTTTAGATGTACCTCTATCCAAAATATCCTGCACAAAATTTAGCGCTTCGAGGTTTTGAAAAACTGTGTATTCTTTCCCCAGCCTGCTCCCTAAAATGCCGTTGGTGTCGGTTCTGTAGGTAAAAAAGCTTTCGGCGCTTTCGATGTCTGGGTGAAATGGTATGCGGTGAATGTTCGGCGCTTTGTCCACATGAAAGTTCAAACCTCCTTCATTCAGGGCATCGGATACTGTCAGCTCTCTGTTAAATACTACCCCTAATTTATGCCATGCTGGCTGTTGGTAGCTTACAAATGCACCTTTTTCATTTTTGGTCAAATCTATTTTATGAGCCATGTTTTTTGCGTTATCCGTGTCGCCTCGGTTGTTAGTATTGAAAATTTAGTTGAAAAATATGTTTAATAGGTCGTCTACTTCATCTTCCTCGAAAATGGTTGTGAGCTCCGATCTGTAAAATTCTATTTCCTCAGCTTTGCCCCCTTTGTGCTGTTTTGCAGGTATCCGTTCGGTGTCTGTTTCCGCTGGTGCTTTAAATAGTCGGTCGTCGTCTATAAATAGCTTCATGTTATAACCTGCCTCCTGTAGCTCCTGTAGCGCTTGCCTATCCCAGTTTTCTATACTATCCACTTCGGTAATAAAATCGATTGCGTCGTCGTCGTTGTCATCGTAAATAAAACGTAGTGTGTAGTATGTTCCAAAGTCGTGGGAGTTGCTGGCTGTTTGGAAATATCCAGATTTAGGAATTTTCATGATGCGCTGTATCATTGCTTTAAATACTGCAATTTTTATTTTCGCCTGCGTCAAATAGTCATATTCAGCGGCTCCCAGTTGCGCACATCTTTCAGCGCTGGGGGTTTCAAAATCATATGAGTCTTTCATAATTTAAAGATTATTTATTAAACAAATTTCGTGTCTTTAGCCAGTTGCGGGTGGCTGCGCTCCCTTTGTTAAGGCGTTGGGATATTAGAAAATGATGGTATTCGCTGCCGTCAATATCCTTTTTTCTAATTCTCAGCTCTTCCCATACATACGCCCATGAATCGCGGGGCGGGCTTGTAAATTTCCCTGCTCTGTAATTTATTTTCTCCATTGGAGATAAGCCGAAAAAATTATAATGTGTTTTGGGCTTTTCGTCTATTGTAAATAAATCTCTCATGGGTATAGCTTAATTTTTGACTCTTTGAGCGTTTTCCAGCTTCCGGTGCTGTATTTGGTTTTTATGATCCCGCTGGGGTCTTCTATGCTCTCCCCTGCTTTAAGGTCTATTATTTTCCCGTCCCCTGTCTTTACTTTGATATTAAAGGGGGTGCCGTTAGTGTGCTTTATGATCATTGGGATAAATTAAAATGGGCGCTACCTGCTGCCCGTATTAAACAAAAAGTTATTGCTCCGTTTCGATTAATTTCGTTTCCTCTATAGTGTTTTGATCACTAGCCAGATAATTTTTATACTGTTCCTCTGAGACCTCCCCCAGATATATGCCTCCCCTGCAACATACCCTAACAACTCCGGTGCGTTCACCTGCTGATATACTGGGGCGCGTTGCAAATACTTGGTTTAGCTTGTCTTGGTCTAAGCTCTTCATGGCTTTATATATTTCTATTGGCTTAACACCGTCTGGTCTGTCAAAGGTTATTTTGACTTCATCATAATTCCCTTTTTCACCTTTATTCCATACACCACCAACCCATCCGGCTCCTACGGTTTCGCGCTCCCACTTTACAGAAAAATCTTTTTTTACCTTCCCTGTGAACTCGTCCGTTTTTACTTCATTGATACCAAACAGGGCGTTATATTGTTTGCGCTGTTCTGTGTTTAGCTCCTCTATTCCGAAGGCTGTAACAAGGTTTTCGATTGCCTCCTTTTTTGAATACGTGCTAACGGCTGTCCATTTCACATGTTTTTCACTATTCAGGTACATAAAACCCAGGTTGTAATAAGTAGATTTTTTTGGTGCATTATACTTGCCATTTTTCGGGTTAATGGTGCAAGTGCAAAACCTGTCCCCGCGCTTCGGTGTCGTCTCTATCCAGTAGAAAATGGACGTTCTTAGCTTAAAGCCGTACGGATAGTCATCAACTTTGTAGGCTGTTTCTAATGAGGTATGATTTCTTAAAAATTCCATATATCCCGCCTCTATCGCTGGGCTGGTCGCGTTTGTTTAATAGTTAATAGTTTTTACAGCTCGTCAATTATTCTGAGTATTGAGGCGCCCAAACCTAGCGCCGTTTTTGTTCCCCAGCTTGTTTCTACCTTATCCCCTTTTACTTTGAGATTAAGGAAGGAAATAATTCTATTCCCTAGGGTTTCACTCCGTTTGTTTTCGGCCTCGTCTGTTTGGTTCTCGGTGGGCTCGGTGGCTGCCATGCCTTTAAAGCCTCTGAGGTCTATATATTGCCATTTGCCCCCGTCTAACTGATAATTAACCTTTAGGCCGCTGCCGTCTTCAAATTGTATTGCTGTGATCTGGTGGCCTTGCTTGTGCTCCTGTAAGGTCTGTATTGCTTTAATAAGCTGTATTGAAGTATTCATATTTTATGATTTTAGTTATATACTGTCAAACGAATGACTGCGCGAATGGTTATAATCCCGCTTCTATATAATTCCCAATAGATCACGCTGTTTCGTGTGTATTGGTCGTGGTTTGCGCTTCAACCTTAAATCCTCCTTTCTACGTTGGCAACTCTGGGATTGCCTCAACTTATCTATACTTGGAGTCTTTAACCTTACCTGTGATAAGGACTAAGCTACTATGGTTTATATGCGGTGTCGGGTGCCGTTCGGCGTCGTCCTGCGTTTCAACCATGACACAATTATACGGACAAAAACATATACGCTGTTAGTCATTTACGAAAATAAAATGTAATGAATTGATAATGAGGTAGAAAAAATGTGTTGGCACAATATAAAAGCACTTATAAAACCCTGTTTTGCATTGCAAACTATTGCATAATAAGCAAATCAGCTATATGAATATTGCAAATATTAGTCTTGTGATTCTATGCGCTTTTTGCCATTTCTCACTACATCACCCCATAGTTTGGTAAGATCAAAAACCACCTCTTTCCCCGCTAATGATAGGAACATAGCTTGTCCCCTCTCGCGCTCGGTGTCGGGAGTATAGATATAGCCCTCTCGCTGGAGCCTGTCCATTACTGTATATATGGATTTTCTGTGTAGCCCCGACTTGTTAATAATTTCCCATCGGTTCGCCCCCTCAAAGGTCGCCACCAACATAATACATTGAATGTCTAAAGACCTGAGCTTATACTCGCCCCCAACAATTGTTATTAAGTTATTATATAGACAACACTCTAACACGGGAACCGTCCCCGCAAGCCGAAGGGTTGAAAATTTAACCTGCATTTTCTTGCTGATTTTCTTGCTTACGCGCATATAGATGTACATTTATTCAAATATCCCCCGAATTGACGCGCAAATTAGACAAATTTCATTAAAGCAACAAAAATGTTAAAAGGTCGCTCTGTTTCGCCGTGTTTATGGCTAATTTTTGCACTTTCTGAACTGATTATCAGTTTGTTTCATGGTTTTGCTTGGTTTGGCTGGCAAAAACACGAGTTTATAGAAATTACTTTATTGATTTATAGCGTATTATGCAAAATCGGTTTTCTGCGAATCTCCTGATCTGTTGAAAGGTCGCATTAACCGAAAATCTGCCTAACGGTCATTAGGCAGATTTTCGGTGTGGCAAATAAGCCATTAGAGCGCATTAGAGCGCGCCTGTTCTTTAGCGAATAGGTCGTTTTATGTGTTTTGGCCCTAATAGGCTTATTTGTGGCTTAACCTGACTTGTTTTTCACAGCACGCGCTATGAGATGTCTTTTGTTTCTTTTAATCGCAATGAAGGAGGAAGTAAGCCCCAAGGGAGGGGAGGCGGTCGCCCGACAGCGATTTGGAACCGCGCGACAGGGGGGCGTCAATCGGGCGAATGACTTTTCCGCTGTATTTATGTGGGATTTTTTTTCTGGTTTTATAGTTGGTTTTTGTTTTGTTGGCATGAGTGGGTTGATTGTGTGTATTTGGGCGAGGGAGGTGTTGATTTTGGTCAAAAATTCGAGCGCGGCGCGGTTTTTTCTTACTTTTGATTTATGCTTAAAATCATTGCCCCGGTGTTCTCATTCAACACTCAGAAAAAGAAGAGGATTTTTATGCGCCTGTGTCTGTCCAGGCCAATGAGCGTGATCGGCGGCAAGCTAGGTGCTGCGCAGCGGCTTTTGAGGCCCTGCAACTGCGGCCGTATGCCGGTGATCAGCATTACCCCGGACGATGAAAAACTTATTCAAGTGTGCTGCCATGTAGAGCTCTGCACGGTTTGTTACTTCAATCCTGAGTGCTATAACTTAAAGCAGGCGGCCCAGAGCTGGAACAAAAAAGGCCGGTTTCTGTACAATCGGTGGATAAAAGGCAAAAAATTCGAGGGGCCGGTTAATATCGCCCAGTACAATGGCGAGTGGAAGCTAACTCAGCAAGAGATAGACCAGGCGCAAGAAACTAAAAACTGAGAAAGCAGTATAGGGAAATTGCAGCTACGTCAATCTCGGTCATAATGCGTGTTGGAGATATGACCTGGTAGTCAAAAAGATCAGGTGCAAGTAGCTTGGGTTCATCCCAGAAATGCCAGACACACGAGACTTTAAAATCCTGAGCCAACTTTCGGCTCCGGGAAAGGGTTTTTTTTTATATTTGTACCTTACTAAATCAAATATCATGAGCAGTATCAAGTCAACTAAGGTAAAATGTAAATGCGTTTCCAAAAAACAAACAAAAAATTATAATGTCGGCGAAGGGCAGAGTCCTCTTGCTACTGAAATAGAGTTGCAAGTTCCGTATGATTCAAATTCTGTTTATCATCAATTATCTGGCGGGACTGGTATTGTTTTGCGCACCACTAATCAAGACGCTACAGATATGTTTGTCATCGATAGCGATTATGAAGTAGTCATATCGCCATCGGAAGCATAAATTCTTTTTAACTCGCAGAGCTTTGAAATCCAGCCATCTGGTATTACAACTGCCTGGTGGTTTTTTTATGCCATGTAGTTTTGTAAATTTGTGATATGGAAAGACAGTCAGTGTCATCTTCAAATATTGAGTCAATCGGCTGGGAAAATGGCATACTTGAGGTAGAGTTTAACTGGGGCGGTGTTTACCAGTATGAGGATGTGCCTTCAGACACATATGAGTCACTGATTTCCGCACCCAGTATTGGAGAGTATTTTGACTATTTTATCAAAAAGTATTACAAGTACAGCCGAATTTCCTAATTTGGCATCATCGGTATGAAAGGTTGGCGTTCGTTTACACCTCTCCAAAAATGCGAAAGCAGATAAACCACCTTGCTATGAGAAGGGGAGAGTGACGGCAAAGGAATGGATGGAATGTAGGGGTAACAAGACCCGGATCTGTTTACGAGACAGACTGGCCGCAAGGTGTGAGGCACAGAAACCCGCAGATAAACCAAAATTGGAAAATTGATCGCATTTCAAATCTAAAAAAGCAGGAACGTCGTAAAAACATACTGCTTATTTTTTTGCAAGGTTTTTTTATTTATGTTTGTTGCGTGCTACATTTGAGATCAGCAACTTTTAAAAGGGCGGTTGATGAAAATGTAGTACAATATTGCGGGGTGGAGCAGTTGGTAGCTCGTCCGGCTCATAACCGGAAGGTCGCGGGTTCGAGTCCCGCCCACGCTACACAAAAAACCTATGAATGCAAAAGCTGTAAGTAATGGCGGCTTTTTGTAATTTTATACCATGCCATTTGAAATTCGAGTTTGTAAAAGCCTTTATGCCACGTGTGTTTATGTCAATGATCTTCTACACCTGCAGATTAAACATGAAGACTACCGGTTTTTATATTCGTATGTAGAGGGTGAAGGTTCCGGGCGCCGCTGGTTTATAGAGTTCTATTACAAAGGGATGGAGTCGATCGTAATTGAGTATGACAGTATGGAAAAATGGAATGCTGTGCTGAAAGAGCTGAGTAAGGTTCTTGTATGAGTAATTTTGTAGTTTTTATGTGAATAAAATAATTCTATATTTGTGCCATGAAATTTTCTAATCTATCATTATCGTTCTGGTATAGTCTCTGCAAGGGGGCTCAGATTGGTATGTAGATTAGTTTCGGATATACTTGAAGAGCCCCTGTAGAGATTTTCTGCAGGGGCTCTTCAATTTACGTAGGTAGCTCAATTGGTAGAGCATCGGTCTCCAAAACCGCAGGTTGTTAGGTTCGAGTCCTACCCTACGTGCATGCGCACTGTAAAATGCGTTGGCTTCGGTCTATGGTGGTTTTATTCCATCCGCTGACCACAAAAGGTATCGAAGCTCAGGGGTAGAGCGGGGCGTTGAAGGCGTCCGCGTCGGTGGTTCGATTCCATCCGATACCACTTTTTGTCTTGTAGTTCTACAATTAAAAAACAATATCAACCTTAAAACCGTTGCTATTGCTCAAAAATTATTTTTAAAATTCATTGTAGTTTTACAATTCCATTTGTATTTTATACATTTGTGCCATGATCACGAGGATATCACATCAGCCGCAGCCACTTAACCGACCAATCGGATAGGCAGCCTGTGTGTGTACCATATATAGACCCTTACCGAGAAATTGGTAGGGGTTTTTTATTGTCCATTTGTCTAGCGGCAGGAGATCGGGTTTTGGACCCGATAACTCTGGTTCGAATCCAGAATGGACAACGAAATCTGTCACACATTTACGGTATAATTGTGACAAAAATAGAGTAGTAGCGCAGTTGGTAGCGTGCTTGCTTTGGGAGCAAGGGGTCGCCGGTTCGAGCCCGGTCTACTCTACGAGTGCAGATGGTGTTGGTTCAAACCCAACTATCCGAAAGGGTATAGGAATAAAAGTAGTTCCGCTGCACGTGTTATTTGGTGTCATTAGCTTAGTGGTAGAGCATCAGTTTGTGGTACTGATCGGAACGGGTTCGAATCCCGTATGATACCCAATTTTTTATATTTTTGTCCAATGAAAGGTAAAGTAGTAGAAATTACACCTTATTTGTATGTAGTGGCTACACCAAAAACAGAGCTCAAATATATGCAGCCTTTTTTTTTGGGTTCTTTGAATGCGTCTACTCCTGGGAACATAAAATTTATTCTTTTCATAGCAGGGTCCTCCAGCTAAGAATTTTTGCTATTCTGCATTTTTCAGCATAGTAGCTGCTTATTCCAAAACCGTCGGGTCTGATATCTGTATGTACGTATCCCTGATCTATTTTCAAAACTACTTGGACAATATTATAATTTCTGCAGGTACGATCTGCTTGGTAGAACCGAATGCCTTTTTCAAAATCTTTCTCATTCATAAGAAAAGTGATGTTTGAATATTTCCCGCTAAAAAACTTATTTGATCCGCAGTTAGATTTTTGACAGACTCAGGCGGTGCTTTTGGATGGGTGCGCAGGTATGCCGCTGCTGCAATCTCGTCGGCCCAACCTTTACTTCGTGCCTTGGCTATTAAAATACTTTCTTGATCATCGTCAATACCGGTACATTCAAACCCCTCTAGTTCACATGCTATATGCGTAGTACCGCTGCCAATAAAAGGATCGCAACAATGACCTCCTGGGGGTGTAACCATTTTTACCAAGTAACGCATAAGCGAGATTGGCTTTACTGTCGGGTGTGTGTTTTGATTGAGTACCTGCTTATATGGGTCTGACTCAGAGTACCCGCGACCGCTGGCATTTTTTACTCCGGAAGGTTTTTGCTCCATTTGTTCGCATCCCTTGTTTCGCTCCTCTTTCGATGGCTTGGCGCAGTAAAAGAAACGGGAGCCTCCGCCGCTGTTTGCTTCATGGATTTGCTTCGTGCTGCCGCTTGGTTTTCCTAATGAAAATCCATTGTTGGTATATTCATAACTTTTTGTCATAGCACCACTGGTAAGTTTTCCTGTTTGCTGATCAATCATGGTAGCAGCTTCTTCATCTATAATCACATTGGCGGGCCAGCGGCCGAGGTCGTTAGCTTCGATATTTTCTTTACCGTTGCCATGCGTAGCACCTACATAGTTTCCCCTCAGGATATCGGTACCTCCCCCATATAGCAGCCTTAGATCGGTATCTCCGGCAAATGGTATTCTACAGCCATCAATATTGATTCCTCCTGTCCCATGCTCTAATACTGTCTTCGCAACGGTACCTGAAAGGGGTTTGCGGGCCATGACTATCGGCTCATGAGCGGGTTTTAGAGCGGTGCCAAAGCCGTCGAATTGTTTTGCGTAATCCGAATTCGGTCCTGTCACATCCCATTCGTCTTTTATATTATTTTCTCCATGAAATTGTTGATTGCCTTGACGATTTATTTTTGATTTATCTTTCAAAGTTGGATGCTCTCGTTTTCCGATTACCTCCCTTTCTGCTCCTAGTTCCTTATCTATCGCCACGCTCACATTCAGACTTTTAGGGAATCCCTGACCATAAAGCCAGTCTATCTGATCACGAATCTCAAACCCTGCGAGGCGCATAGCCATCACACCCCAGTCATAAGTGCGGGTACCGAAGAAGCAGAGGACATGGCCACCAGGTTTTAGCACACGGATCACTTCTTTCCAGAATAGAGGCTGAGGTACGAATGCATCCCACTCTTTGCCCATGAATCCCTTCCCGCCGATCTCATAGTAACCGGTGGTAATCCATGCCTGCAGCACTTTGACGGCGTCCGGCTCTTTGCCAAGACCATACGGCGCATCTGTGACAATACTATCGTAAGTATTATCTGGTATGGTTTTCAGATACTCTAAATTTTTACTACAGATGAACATTTTATAATTTTTTGTTTAGCATATCTTTCCAAGCCTTTTTATGATCTATGGAAAATTCTGCAATTGTTTCAATCTCTTTACCGCATTTGAATCAAATATGTTCATTCAGGCGTTTAGCCATCGAGAACATAATACTTTTTCTTAGTCGATTTGCTGCGGTCCCGAGGGCTACGCCGAGCTGGTTTTCTTTTTCTTGGTGAATCTTTTTTCTAGTTTTCATGAATAAAAAACCCGCAGAGAAGGCTTATCAATACCACCCGTGATTCTGGGAGGATTGCATCTCTGCGGGAGTATTCTAAATGAAAAATTGTAGTTCATTGGTGATATTGATAAGCATCACAAATGTACAAATTTCACCGAAAGTTTAAGCCTTGACTTTCTCGTCACTAGGCAGGCTCGGGCCTTCGTTTGCCTTTGCTTCTGTAGCTTCTTCCTGAGCAGGATCAAATTTGTAGAGAGTATGCTCGAAAAATACGTCAGAAGTTTGGCGGTTGCCTACTGGCCAGGTACAGTGTGCCTTTACACCCAGCGGGGTATTAAAGACTACATCTACCTTCATTTTAGGACCTCCGCTCTTTACCATTACATCATCGCCGATTTTCAGATTAGTCTCAAAAGCCGTTTTTTCTACTTCGGTCTCCTTCTTTTCTCCTTCTTCGCTGATGTATGGCGCCAGCTCATGTACTGTTTGCTTAAAGATAAAATCTTTAGCCTGCTGCGTGGCCGGCAACTCATTGAAAGGCACTAAGCATGGGTGCTCTTTCTTTGCCGGGTCTTTCACCTGGCCGTACTTCCAGCCGTCTGCCAGCTTTTCATTCATCCAGTTTTCGTGACTTGCTGAAGCTGGCGCGTCAGGATAAGCCAGGTGGAAGCTCACTCCATTTACTGCAGAGTCTTTTTGCCACTGGGGTGCATCTTCCCAGCTTGGTTGGGTGGTATCACCCAGACCTTCGCAGTAGGCTTTGTTTAGTGCATGGCAGATAGCTGCAATACTTAACACTGTGATCAATTTTTTCATGTTTTTATACTGTTGCCTATACACAGTCAGGTTTTTATTAATAGAAAAGTTAAAGTTTTGTAGTAGCCGTAGCCTGTAAAACGTGTTTTACATATTCTGATATGTCTTCACGAAGATCATATTTGGACATATTTTCTATCTCCCACTCTGGAGTATTTTCAATGACGAACTCTATCCATATTCCCAATTGCATAGCATATGGAAGATTGTGGAATTTTGGAGCTAGAGCATTTTTACCATTCGCATCTTGCCAATTGCTATCGCTATTAAAAAGCTCATTCCAATTGTTATTAGCTTTATATCGGTCCATCCAATCACAGAATATTTGTGTACCTTCTGGAAATGCAGTATAAAGCTCATTCCAAAAATTTTCTTTTGTAAATTCCATTTTATAAATTTTAAGTGATGATGATAATTTTCTTTTCAAGTTTTTCCACTAATGCATGAGGGGATTTATCATGCCAAATAGAAAGAAATTTTCCTTTTTGTTCAATTTTAATCACTGAATAAACTTCAATTGAGGATTTCCCAGTAAAATAAAACTTACTCCCTGGCAAGAGGTCTTTGATAATTGATGGGGTACGGGTCACTTTCTTTCTTTTAGTTGTTTTAAAAATGCTTCTTTATCGTAATTTAATTTGAACAGTCGGACCGCTGATGTGACTTCGAAGTGACCAGCATTTAAGCTAAGTCCAGTTTCAAAAGCCATTTTAGAATTGACACCAATGATATCATGACAATGCCGGCAGACAGCAAGAAAAAAGCATTCCATAATAAGCCGGATGCCGTCTCTTCTAGCTCTATGGTGTATATCAACAGTCTTATGCGTGCATCCGTCAAGATTTGCCTCGCAGACCGGGTGATCGGCTTTAAAGATTGGAGCAAGTATTTTGTAAACACTGCCATATTCTTCTTTTGAGTTCATGTGTTAAAGTTGAATGAAATTTATAACTATACATTTCTGTTTGATGTGATTAACTTCAATCTCTTTTTCTAGTTCTATAACATCAAAAATATTTTTGATTTTTCTTTTAAATCCAATTTCAATTCTCCCGGCACGAATCATATTTTGATCAAGAAAATTGTATGATACGAAGTAAACGAACAACGGTTCTTTATCACTACTATTAACAGGTTTTTCTTTCACTTCTTGAAGTCGTGAAAATTCCTCGGCACCTTTCTTGAATACAGCTCGTTTGGCTTTATACAATGCAGATTCGGTTTGTTTCTCAGGGTAGTATTTAGCTACCAATTCTTTAATTTTTTTGGCAATTATATACTTATTCAACCTGAGTTGCATTTTTTAAAAGGTTGGTAAAAGTGTTAATTGTTTAGAGTCCACTAAGGCTGCGATGCCTTCATCGGATTGGCTTATAAATGCGGCCATCTTATCAGCCATCACTTTAAACTGCTCCTCTAAGCTAATGAAGAACTGTTCGCGTTCGGGGGTGTAGTCTATGACAACATACTTACTCTGATTGTGCTTATTCATTGTAAAGGATTTACCACACTTGACAAACTCACCAGATTTATTGCGTTGCATTTCTATTACTGAAACCTCAGCCCCCTTTACTATATCAGCTATTAGCCAGTTGAACTCTATTTTTAAAGAACTATCCCCACCATAGGAGTGATCGTTAAATCTTGGAGCCTTATACACTTCATTGCGATAGCCCCCCCTTTCTTCGTGGTATCTCGGGGCTTCGTCTTTATCAAATGGACTTCCCCATGCTTCAACCTCATAGGTTCGCTTTATTCTTTCGCTAAATTCCGCACTGATAAGTATTACCCTGTGAGATGACTCAACCGCTTTCCAATACAGTTCAATAAATTCCTGTAATTGCGCTCTCAGCTTTTCAAGTGTTTCAGCAGTATCGAATTTTCTGTATTTGTCATTTTCCTTTAGGATTCCTCTAACGCGGTCATCCATATCACTACTGAGACCGCCCTTGACGTGGAACTTTTCCTTCTCAGTGTACCAAATAACAAACTTGTGCGTTTGCTGTTTTACTCCTAATTCTACCTCTTTTATCCGTGGCATACTATTCGGGTTTATTGTTTACGATTATTGATAATGCCTCATTCAAATCAGCACCCTCAACTATTCCTAAGTCTGTGCGAAAGTCTATCAGGATATTGCACAACTGGTTTAGTTCCTTGTCACTGAATTTAGAGTTAAGAGAGCCTGTCAGCTTATTATTGAACGTGCCTTTAGGCATATCCATTTTAGAAGCTAAGAGTGCCCTGTTAACCTTCCATTTGTCTATCAGTGCTAATAATTGTGATGTCTGTGTCATGCGATTGAATAAGTTGTTTGTAGGTGATGTGAGTATTGATATTGTTGAGCATATAGTCAAAACGTTGCGTCTCGTTCATTTCACGGGTATTGTACCTGAATACCGATTCAGTCACATAAGGCTGTAAGTGCTTTGCAGATACCGAGTGATAGATTCCATAGACCGAACGCTTTAACAGGCTCCATGCCCCTTCTATTGTGTTGGTATGCGTATCGCCATGTACATACTCATCAACACCGTGATTGATACGCTTGTGGTGATACATACCTGACAGGACAGTGTAGCCTAACCACTCATCAGTTTTGAGGTCAACACCGAACTCTACATTGCCGACTATGAACGGACGGATAGATTTAGAAGATGTATCCTTGGCTACTGTGGCGCGAAATTCACCATTGCGCTCTATCACACCGATCACTGGCGTTTTGTTCACTACACTGCGTCCCTGTGTGTTTGCAGTCCTCTTAGACTTGTGTTTGTTCTTTTCTTTACCGCCCATGAGAGTTTCATCAGCCTCAATAGTACCAGTCAGCTTTTCGGTGCCTGTATTAAGTCCTAATGACTTACGGCAACGGTGTAACATGAACCATGCTGTTTTCTGCGTCACGCCTATGTCTTTACCAAGCTGTAATGAACTGATACCTTTCTTATGTGAGGTCAGTAAATAGATGGTAGCGAACCATTTTGACAAAGGTATTTTGCTATCCTCAAACATAGTGCCTACGCGCACTGAGAACTGTTGTTTGCACCCACCACACTTGAATACCTTACCATTCTTAAACGTGTAGCACTTGTCGCTATCGCAGTAAGGACAAACGGTTTTACCGCTCCAACGTATCTGCGCGAGGTAGTCACGTCCAACCTGCTCATCTTTGAAATAAAGGATAAGGTCAATGAGTGTTTTGAATGTCTTTAACTGTATCATTAGTACTTTATTCTAATAAGCTCCTCAGATAAAATAGTTCCCTTGCGGACAGTGCCCGCGTGTTCATACCAAAACCATTTGTATCTCGGTACGCCAAGCATCTTAGAAATCTTTACTGTCCAATAGTAGCTCCAATAGGTGCTGTCTGTAATGATTACCATCCTTTTTTTGTTTTAAGGTTTTGCAATGCTATCAACCTCTGATACAGCTTGCGAGTCAGCCTATTCATAGTCTGGTTGCGGTGTATCTCAGTTGTTACCTGTTGAATCGCGATAGTCACATCACTACTATCTGCGCATTGTTTTACTGTATATATTCCTTTCATAACTCAAAGATAAGCATTCTAAATAAATAATCCAAATGAATTATCGCATTTATTTCAACTGGCGTTATTATTAACATTTATGGGTTGAATAAGTATATAGTTGCCGATTTTAAAATCACGATCGTTTTTCCGATACTCAAACTTCTTTTTGCCATCGACTATAGCCATGAATGGTTCTTGATGTGTTTTTAGTACATGTAGTTTCATTAGTCAGAATCTATTAGTGAAATAATTTCCCTTTCAGGCAAAACAGATTTTATTTCTACCGGGCTACCTTCTGAAGTCTCACAAAGGCATATTGTTATTATTTCCATTCGAAGACTATTAAGTACTTCTCTTATATCATCAGGATCTATCATAATAAATCCACTGGCATTGAGAAGACGACCATTATTTAGTCTTATAAAGTGCTCTTCTCCTGCAATAGAATTATTGAGTCTCCTTATAATTGTCTCATAGTCATTTAGTGCCTGAATACGTACATTATCAAAATTTACTTCCATTTTGTATTATTTATTGAGTTCTAAAATTTCGTCTCTTCTCTTGAGGACTTTGCTATGCAGCATGATGAGCGGGTACTGCTGCCATGCTTTACGCATATGTGCTATCCAGACATAGGTGTATTTATCAACTGTTATACCGATTTTTTGACAGAATTGCTTTATTCTTCCTTCCGTAGTTTGTCCCATAATTAAGCTGCTATTGATTTGATTGAAGAAATGTGTGCGTTGTAGATCATGCGAACATTATCTGCGGTAAAAGGCCTATCATAAGTGGTTCTATGATTTTGCTCATTCAGTAATGCTGCTATTTCGATATTGGTTTTACCTGCACCTTTCATTTCGGTAATAAGCCCAAGGACTGCTTTATTTGGAGTCTGCCCACTTCTCTTTATTGCATGACGAGCAATGGCTCCCCGCTGCGCAAACGATGCTATATCAGGATTGCCCAAAAATTTCCCTTCTTTAGCTAGGTCCTTGGCTTTTTCGGCAAGCCCTGCCTTTGTCCTGGCAGAAATGGTTTTTCTCTCTTGTTCTGCAATGACAGCCAGTATGCCTATTGTCAGCTCATTGGCATCTGGCATATCTACCGCTGTAAATTTTACTCCGGTATCCATCAGCATCAATGTAAATGATGCATTTCGGCTTAATCGATCAAGTTTGCTGATCAATAATCTTGCACCAGTTCTTTTTGCTTCACCGATTGCACGCAGTAGTTCTGGGCGGTTATTGTTTTTTCCGCTCTCGGTCTCTTTATATTCCGAAAGAACAGATCCGTTTGTGCGAGCAATGAAGCGCTCAACGTCTGTACGCTGTGCCTTGAGGCCCAGTTCAGATTCTTCCTGTCCCTTAGTAGAGACTCGGTAATAAACTACGTATTCCATAATCAATCTTTTTTAAGTTTATCGTAAGCTTTATTTACTCTATGATACTCCTCTACATCGCCGCCTTTATCTGGATGATGCTCAAGTATTTTATTTTTCCAAGCATTTTTAATCTCAAACTCTGAGGCATTCGGTGAAACACCAAGTACCTCATATGGATTTTCTTCTGTAGTCTCCGGCAATACTTCAAATCCTGAGAACATTCTGGAAAGAATATTAGATACTCCCCAGCGCTCCATAGCTCTCATAGCTTCAATAGTCAATCCTATTGCATAAAGATTATCTTGGATTTGATCCCAGTTATCACAGCACAACACTACGGGCTTGTCATTGAGCTTAAAATATACAGCCACACCCTTTTCTTTCATACGAGCTTTTGGTTGCTCGCCGTATAGTTTCATGCTGCATGAGATCACAATATCATTGCTGGCGCCGAGTCTGCGCAGTTCAGCAAAAACGAAATTGCGAGCCATTGCAAATGTAGTTTTGAATCTTGAAAATGTTGGATTTGGTGTGCGCTTGTAGCCTAATGGCCACTCTGATGGGTATGATTTCATTGTATGATATTTATTTTAGAAAGGTAAATCGTCGTCTTTTTTTTCTGGAATACTTGAGGTCTGTGCACGAGGTTTAGGAGATGGAATATCTGACTGATCTGGTGCAGCATCATTTTTAATTTCATTGTGAAAGCTGGCATCAAATTTTCCGATATCCTTCAGGAATTTTGCAAATATGGTTTTGAGGTCTCCCATGCGGTTTTTGGCAACAATTAATTCGGTAACTCCAGAAGTTGATCGTCCTCCTGGGTATTCTTTTATGCCGTGCTGTTCCGGTCTGAATACAAAGACAATGATATCTGCATCTTGCTCTATTGATCCTCCGTCACGAAGGTCAGATTTAACAGGCCTTCTGTCCTTTTCTGACCGCTTTTCATTTGCTCGGGACAATTGAGAAAGCGCAATAACCGGTACGTGAATTTCCTTTGCCAGTTCTTTCAATTGTCTTGAGATAAAGGAAATTTCCTGCTCTCTTGTTTGAATTCTCTTATTGTCTACGCTTACCGTTATGAGCTGCAGGTAATCAACATTGATTTGTCTGATATTGTGTTTAAGTTTCCAAAGTTTAGATATGGCTTTTATCTCAAGTATATCTAAGCCGGCAGTATCACAAATCTCTATTGGGTATGAATGAAGCTTGTCCAAAGTAGCATTTACAACCATATTTTCAGAATCATTGAGGTTTCCTGTCTGTATCTTTGTCACTGAAATACCGGACATAGTAGAAACAAGTTTCTGCACAAGTCTTTCCGCTGGCATTTCAAGTGAGAAAATACCAACTGGAATACCTTCCGAAGCAGACTCCAGCGCTCCTTGCATCATAAGTGTTGTTTTACCTTCTGAGGTATTTCCCGCAATTATTATCAAGTCATCGTCTTGCCAGCCAAGTGTCACATAATCAAGTCGATCAAGGCCGCTTTTCTGTCCTACTACATTTCTTTGATCTTCCGGTAAACTACGTTTTAGCACTAAACTTTCAGAAAGGGACTCAACCATGCTTTTCATAGTTTTAACCCTTGCTCCAACAATGCTTTGCTGAATTGATAAATATCTTTCTGCTGACTCCCGAAGTAGTTCCAGTGGATCTGCACTGTCTTCATATGCCTCTTGGGTAATAGAAGTAGACTCAGTGATCAGCATTCTCATTACCCATTTCTGAATAATTATTCTCGCATGATATTCGATACTTGCAGCACTCCCAACTTTATTGGTTAATTGCGAAACGTATATTCTTCCCCCAACCTGTTCTAGCTTTTCAAGTTTTTTTAATTGCTCAGAAACAGTCAAAATGTCTATTGGAGCATTTTCAATAAACAAATTTGAAATTGCTGTATAAATCCATTGGTGAGCCTCAACATAAAAATGTTCAGCCTTTAAAAAACCACCAACATAATTTATAGCTTGGTCTTCCATCATAAGCGCACCAAGGACTGCCTCTTCGAAGTCTCTGACTTGGGGAGGTATTTTGCCCCAACCAAATGGTTGAAGGTCATTGTTAGTTCTACGTACCGGCGTATGCTCGGTAGCCAATCTTTCCATGTTCTTATTCTTGCTATTCATGCTGCGTTGTCAGGGTATTCAAATTGAGAACTATCGGTATGCTTGGCATTTACTTTCGGGTCGTCTTTTCGGACGTAATTGCCCTCAAGGATTTTTTTGTAATTGTCGTCGTTCTTGATCAACCAGTCAAACGTAAACCAACTGCCTTCAAGAGCGAGTTTCTGAGTACGTACCCGTTTCAAAATCAATACAAAATCAAATTTATCCTCCCTGAGCCGGCTGGCCAACTTTCCCCGGCGCGAGCCTGCGCAATCTAATATCTTTGGAAGTCCGTTTTTATAGGCAAACAAATTCCACATTTCCATATATGGCGCAGAGAATTTAGGTTTATGATCAGTTATGAATTTCCCTATGGTATTCAAATCTCTTTCAAGCATTTTATCAAATTCATTTCTCTGTGCCGTATCATTAGCTTTAGCTAATTTATTATCTACTTTACTCTTATCTATTCTACTCTGTGGTGAATCTGTTATCAATAACACCGGGTCACTTGGCTTTTCTGTCACAGTTATAACGAATGTGCCGTTGTTTCTCCTCTTTTTTGTAGCTGAAATATCTCTGGCTCTATTTCTTTTTTGATATACCGGAGCAAGTTTTTCATTCAAACTTTCGGACCATATAAATTCATCTTTGTAAAACAGCAATTCTATTTTTATGCAAAAATCAATCATTTCTTTAACCTCCGTGTTTGTACACCCCAGTTTAGCAGCAAACATTTCAAACTCCATTTCAGAATACTCCATTTCATTCCCATCCTCGCCAGTAAGGTGAGAAAGCATCATAGCCCAAAAAGCAAATCCAAGCACTTGGCCAAACTTATTACGTATAATTTTTACCTTCCTATGATCACCCATGTTAGTATCCAAAGGAAAATAAGAACAGTTGTTTAATGAATTTCTGCCCATAGTAAAAAGATTGCCCTGAGAGGAGCCGGTGGAAACCTTATGCAGTGGCATCAAGATCGCTCACAGCAAAGTTGTCGGCTCCCCGCAGGACTATAAAATAAATTTGATATTGTTCTTTTGCATTCTTGATTTATTGTTGCTCAGATCAGTTCCACATGACCTTTACGATTGCAAATCTACAAAGGCATTTCAGAAAACCAAAAAAAATAAACTTTTATGAAAATAAATTATTTCAATTATAATTTTGGAAAATTGAAAAGTGATGTTACATTTGCATTCATAACGCGACAAGATGAATGAAAAAAAATATTCTTTTTCGATTACTAACCTTTCTGAAAAAGCATACGATGTATTTATTGAAAAAAAAAGCAGATTGGGTATAGCTCAGAAAAAGGCTAGTATTTCAAATGGAGAAGTTATGGAAGAGATTTTATGTCCTTCTAACCCTGGCATTATTAGCGACGGGTATCATACTTTTAATGAACTGTATGAGCATAGAATAGTATTGTATATGGCATTTTGCAAAAGTCTTGAGCCAGCTGTTTGGAAAAGTAAAAAACATTCAGACGGATCTACGTGGGAAGGGTGGTTTTTACTTGGAATTTTTGAAGATAAAGGAAAGCAAATTACTTATCACCTTCCGGAAAAATATTGGGATCAATGCCAATTTAAAGAATTAGATCAAGCTCCTGAATTTGATGGGCACACTTCTGCCGAGGTATTAAAAAGAATTTCTCAATTATAATATAAGGCAACTATATACTTGTCAACAAAAAAATAAAAATGAAAAAAGCATTAACGAGAATTGAGAACATTTATTATGGCGACCTCACAGGCATCAGAGGCAACCTCACAGACCTCACAGGCGACCTCACAGGTATCACAGGCAACCTCAGTGATTGTTGCATTACCGATGAAGAAAGAAAAAAAGGAATAGATATTTCAGAGTTGATTCTATAAGGGTAAATAAAGATATAGTCACCGAAAATTTTAACCAATGGCAGCAATAGTTCTAAATGAATTAATGGATAAAAGAGCCGCAGCACGTATTGCAAAATACAATGCGGAAATAATGGCAAAACCAATTAAAGACCTTACGGTTGAAGACTTGAATAAAATTGGTCTTGAGATCATGGCAGTATATTACAAAGGGGCTAAAGTTCCGGCTGTATATATACCAGCAGAAACTCTCAGGATAATTTTTTCTTGGGCTCAAGACAAAAAAGTTTCAATAATTGAATAAAAATAAAACCATGTCAAAAACTACCGCAAACAGCGAAATAGCTGTTATTCTTGATCAGCACGTGCAGACAGTAATTAGCACAAGTGTTACAGATGGCTTTAAAAGAGCATATAAGGTTGCTGAGGCTATACAGGCATTGCGAGAAGCATTAACAACTGAATATATGAAACCGATTATGGCTTTGCAAAATAGTAAACTTGGCTTCTTAACAGATAAAAAAGATAGTCAATACCCCGAGAAAGTTGTAAAAGAATGCTTGATTGATGCTGTTCTTACTGGATTCCAACCATATGGGAATCAGTTTAATATCATAAAAGGCAACATGTATGGCACCAAAGAAGGTTTTGGGTACGTACTCAATAAAGTACCTGGACTGCGCTGGACAATTATTCCATCACTTCCACGAATTGACAAAACAAAGTGGAGTGCAGCGGTAGTAATGAAAATACAGTGGTCTTTTAATTTAGGTCCTGTGACTACAGAGGAAATAGATTTTGGTATAATGATCGATGAATATACCGCCAAACCAGATACAGTAATTGGTAAAGCCACCAGAAAAGCTCGGGCATGGCTATTTGAAAAAGTGACCGGAATAGAAGTTGGTGACGCAGATTTAGCAACAGAGCCTCAATATACTGTCATAGATGCATACAGCCATGAAGAGTTGTGTGCGAGTTTTGAAAAAATCAAGGATAGGATGGACCCAGACGACTACGGGGACTCAAAAAGAATCTTGGATAATAAAGAAACAACAAATTATAAAAAGCTGAAAACACAAATTTTTAGCAAGTACGAATAGCCCTTCGGGGCATGGAATTGTGTATCGAAAGATCAGGGACAAAACTGGCAGAGGAAGTGTAATTGCACTGCACACATGGTTGGAGGTACAATGCGGGTACATTTTTGAGTGGCAGTTCGAATCTGCAACCTCCGCAACACAACCAAAGAAAGCGAGAGCCCTTTAATGTGGCAAGCGTAGTGATTACGACCCGGAAGCGGAAGGAAATGGGTCAGCGGATTTACCGCAAGTGAAATCTTCCAAACGCCTTGTTCTCGCATACAGAAGAAGGGAGCTGGCTAACCGCTGGCTCCCGATTTTTTAAAAGTCACAATTAAAACAAAGATAATGGTAGAGCAGAAAATTAAAATCATGAGTGCCGGTGAGAAAGGGCATAAATGTAATTTCTCATTTGAGATTGTAGAAGGTGATGGAATCGGGCAAATACATCGTGTAAAAGCACCTGGTTTGGTAAGAGAAGACCTTCTAAACGCATTCTCTGCACTGAATGTGCACTTGGCCGCTATTGATGATGCTTTTAAGAACGTCAATGTTGATCACATCGATAACATGAGAAGTGAAGATGTCACTACGGGATATACCGTTAGCAGCTTTGTCCTTACCGGGGAGGAAGAGGATCTCAAAGTCGTATTGAAAGGTATGAAATACATATCTTCAGGAAAGGGTGGTCGCATGGCTCTGGAGACTCCAAAGATAGTTTTAGACGAAACTAGCTCATATAAATGGGCATCACAACTTTGTGAAGCAATCATGACACTTCGTGAAGAAATCGAGCTGTACAAAGACGGGAAATACGATCCTGTAGATCCTCCAAAGGAATCGGAAGATGAAAATCAACTGAATGTGTTTAATGCTGACAAAAATGCTGTGATAGTTAAAAATGCAAAAGAAAAAGCAGATAGAAAGGCTGTTAAGAAAGCAGCAAAAGAAGGAGCTGCAACTGAAACGAAAACAGAGGAACCAAACGACGGTCAATAAAATATGATTATAGTACCCCGTCAATATCAGGATGATGCAGCAAACATTGCTAAGGTGTTCTTTCACGGACCGGCAAGGAATCCAGTATTTATTGTGATTCCATCGGGAGGCGGTAAGAGCGTAGTGATTGCTGAGACAGTCCGAGAGACGGACGGGGTAACTTTAGTTCTTCAACCAAGTGTAGAAATATTAGAGCAGAATTATGAGAAATATACCAGCATGGGTTTCAGAGCCGGTATATACAGCGATAGCGCTGGGCACCGGTATATTGATCGGGTGACTTTTGCTACAATAGGCAGTATTTACAATAAGCCACATCTTTTCAGGGGGTTGAAAAACATTATTACAGACGAATGCCATTGGGTCAAATACGGAGGAATGTACACAAAGTTTTTTGCCTGTTTCCCAAATGCAAAGAACTTAGGGCTTACTGCTAGTCCGTATAGAATGGAACCAAATAGAGACGGAGCTATTCTTGAATTTCTCAATAGACCAAGGTATAAAACATTTCATAGCCTTGTGTACTACGTGCAAAATGAAACTCTTTTCGATGCAGGCTACCTCTCTAAGATTGAATATGCTGATAATAATGCTATTGATCGTTCAAAACTGGTAATGAATGACAGCGGTACAGATTTCACAGATGGCTCAATAAGAGCAATGGCTCGATCTATTGACCTTCCTCGTATCGCTGCGCAAAAAGCAAATGAACTTTTAGAGGAAAGAAAAAATTTGCTTGCTTTTTGTTCGCTGGTATCTGAAGCAGAAGCCCTATCAAAAAAAATCCCTGGCTCCAAAGTAATAACCGGTGATACCGATAAAACTTTGAGAAGGAAAATATTAAGAGCTTTCAAAGAAGGCGACATTAAAGCCATTGTAAACTGTCAGACATTATTGACCGGATATGATTATCCTGAACTTGAAACGGTCCTTGATGCAAGCCCCACAATGTCATTAAGTAGATTTTATCAAAAGGTGGGACGAATCAGCCGAATACATCCCAATAAAAAAGATAGTTTGTATGCTGATCTAGTTGGTAATCATCAGTTTTTTGGAGATATTCAAACAATGAGAATACGTGCAGATTGGCAAGGGCACTATGATATTTGGAACGGTAATAAAAGATTGACAGGCGTAAATTTCAAGATAAAATAACTAATATATGACCACCAGATCGAATCCAATGCGTGTGGGGTTTTTCTCTTCGTCAGAAATATATGCGCTCACAGTAATGGGGAAAATACCAATGACCTCAGAAGAGCTTGCTGCGCGGCCCAAAACAGGCGAAGGAAGCTCAGTAAAATTTAAACCTGGCGGCTTTGGAGATAAGGCAGAAAATTATATTCGAGAAAAAAGATGGGAGCGTAAATTGGGCAGATCCGTAGACACCGATATATATGCTCGACCACTGGTTTGGGGAAAACTCTGTGAAAGGCGCGTGAATAGTCTTTTAGGAACTGGATATCACATCAACTCCAATGAGACCTATGCGCACCCAATTTTCCCTAAAAGCTGGTCTGGCACCCAAGATGGGAAAAAATATACAGGCGAAGTAGCAACAACTGTGATAGAAATAAAATGCCCTTGGACACTTCCCTCATTTTGTAAAATAGCTGACTGTATGACTTCGTATGAGGACATCAAAGGGGTAAGATACTCAACAAATGAAGATGCAATTACTTTATTGCGATCGGCATACGACGACAAAACTGGTGAAAAATGGTATTGGCAAATTGTATCCAATGCAGATATTCACGGGCTTGATTATGCAGAATTGATTGTATATATGCCTTTCGTAGACGAACTTGAAGATATCAGAGAAGAGGCCCGCAACTATCCCGATGATGGAGAAATGCCATTGCATTCATTGTACTTTATAGGAATGAATACCAACGAAGAGGAATTGCCATATCTTTTAAGAAATGGAGAATACAACAATATGAACGTGATTCCTTTCAGGGTACCAGAGGAAGATAAATTATTCCTGAGGAGCCGAGTTAAGGAAGCTCAGGAAAAATTGATAAAATAGCACTATGAAACAAACACCGGAATCGCTGAAAGCTATTGCAAAAAGACTTTTAGGCGACATACAGACAGTTATAATTGCAACATATCCGATCAACATAGAACAGTCGGAATATGATAGCGCAAACAGGTTGCTAAAAATAGGAACCATTGCTAAAAATGACTTTAGAGATGAAGCAATTATTGCGCATGAGGTAGCGCATGTGCTTCAAGATAATAGCCACTACTGGGCGCTTAGGCTTTGCCAGTGGGGAATTTTACCACCAATTTTCCAGTATGTAGTAGAAAAAAACGCAAGTAAAAGAGCATTGGATTTACTATGGAAAACTTGTGGGAATGGAGACGATCCATATCTTCCCTATTTAGAAGTTAAAGACTATTTTGATACTCTATTATTGCTTTATCGTAAAAAAATATTTGTATGGCCTGGGAAAAAACAATAGGGATTGGCTTTGTCATTCTTGTTATAGTTATCATCGTCAAACTCATAATTGACAGAAAAAAATCTGCGGTGTATATCGATGATGATTTTCAATATGACTTTTCGGATAACTATAACAATTTCTACAAGGTAGTTGAGCACCGGAATCAAAAGATTCTTCTTCGTATTCCTGACGAAGTATCAGACTGGGAAAATCTAACCCGCTGGCAAAAAGGTAAGCAAATAGATCGCTGTAAAGAAAAGGTGAAAAAGGGCACAATGGAACGCATTGAGGTTTCAAGTGCAGTAATATACCGAGCCAAATCAAAAAAACTGAAGGACTTTGTTGTATATGAGAACAAACTAAAAAATACTAACTGGTGATCTCACAAATTAAACCAATAGAGAACAAAATTTTAGTAGAAGTTCAGGTGAAGCCAGATTCTCTGAAAAATGGGTATGTAATGCCTTCTCACCTGATGAACGAAAATAAATACCACCCTAAGTTTGGGCTTGTATTAAGTGTGCCGGAAGGCGAAACGGAGATAAAGAAAGGTGATACTGTTTATTTTCATTACCTAGTCTTGGAATCCGCAAAGCCGCAGGCAGATGAAGGACTTTTGCTAGTTGAGAGAAAGAGAACTGCAATTCTAATGCTGCGTGAAGACATATTCTTCATTCAAAGGTCTGGCATTCGTATTCCTTTGAATGGATATTGCCTATTATCTCCAGTTCAAAATAAGAAAGACAAAATAGGCAAGTATTCACTTACCGATCGAGATATTCAGGACGTTAGTGCAGCAGAAGGGACCATAAGACTTATTGGCGAAAATGAACAAGGTCTTAAAGAAGGTGATCTTGTTATATATGAAACAAATAGTGACGCACCTGTTGAGTTTGCTCTTACTGCTACAACTGAACCTTTATACCGAATGCAGGTGAATGAAATCTTGATGACCCTATCCGAAAAATTAAATTTGAATTAAGGTAAAAAAACTGGTATCAATTTGATATAATAATATAAAAAACACAGATTTATGGCAAAAAAAGTCTTATTAGGAATGGAAGCTCGGGCAGCACTTCTATCAGGTATTGATCAGGTGGCGAATACCGTAAAGGTTACATTGGGTCCCAAGGGACGGACTGTATTCATTCAGAAAATCAATGAGGATCACCATGCTACAAAAGACGGGGTGACAGTAGCAAAAAACATATTTCCGGTAGATGATGTTGAGGCTATGGGTGCTGAGGCTATAAAGCAGGCAGCGCAGCAAGCCGCGAAACAAGCCGGCGATGGAACCACAACAGCAACTATTTTATGTCAGGCAATAGCCAAAGACGGAATAGCAGAAGTAGATGGAAGCAAACGGAATCCTACAGCTATAAAGAAAGGAATGGATCAGGCTGTGATTGAAATAGTTTCTGCACTCAAAGAGCAATCAACTCCTTTAAATGGCGATTTGGATTTGCTCGAAAAAATAGCGACCATTTCAGCAAACAACGATGAAAGTATCGGTGCCATGATCAGAGAAGCTTATGAAAAAGTATCTATCAATGGCATGGTAGCTATGGGACTTAGCCCGACTTTCAAAAATCAACTCAAGACCTACCTGGGAGTGTCTTTTGACTCAGGACTACTTAGTGAGGAATTTATGCGCGACAAACAGAGAAGAATGTCTGAAATAGCATCGCCGCTGATAGTAGTTTCAGATATAATAGCTCGCGGCAAAGTAGACGAAGTAGGCGTTATGGATTTGATAGATATTGCTCACCAAGACGCAATTGATCAATGGGAAGAGCAAAATAACAGAGATGCAACAGATGCGGAAAAACAAAAAGCGATTCAACCTCGTCCTCTAGTTTTGATTGTAAGCGACATAGACGATCAGAATATGATGTTTATCAGGGCAAACCGTCAGCGGAAAGGATTGTCGCCAATCGATATAACTATTTTGATCGCCCCATCAAGTGGCGACGTTAGAAAAGAAACGTTGAAAGATATTGCTGCAGTGACCGGCGCAGTAGCCGTATTCGAAAGTGAAGGTCGAACCTTAGGTAGAATCACACGTGAGGAAATGGGAACCTGCGGTAACATGGTAATCACTACGGAAAAATCAATGATTTTTGATGGTGCCGGGACCAAAGAGGTGATTGACAAGAGAATTGAAGATTTGAAAGGACAACTTGCAAATGCAGATCCTAAAGACGAAAACCAATTGAAAGAAAGACTTGCAAAATTGCAAGGTGGCGTCGCTGTGATACACGTAGGCGCACCAACTCAAGTTGAGCTTTCCGAAAAGGTATATCGTGTCGAAGATGCTATTCTTGCAACACGCGCAGCAATATCAGAAGGCGTAGTGACCGGCGGGGCAATCCCATTTTACAATATCTACCAAAAGCTCTATGAGCTGCCAGAGGATTTGAATGCAATGACAGATTTCCAAATAGGAAGGCACATTGTAATAAAAGCACTTTTGGTCCCAATTAAGCAACTCATAGAGAACTGCGGAGAGGACGTTGACTCAATTTTAAACCAGTTGCGTATCGATCAGACATCTCCAGAGATAGGTTACAACGCAAAGACCGGGAAAATAGAAAATCTCAGAGAGTCTGGAATAATTGACCCGACCAAGGTACCAAGAATAGCATTGGAAAATGCAGTGTCCGTAGCAGGCACGATCATAACTACCGAGGCTACAATCACAGAAATAAAAAATTAACCCTGTATGGTATGTTGGGGTTGTTCGAATCGACCCCAGGGTGCAAAATTTAAAAAAATGAGTGTTCCATCTTTAAAAATCCATGACTTCCGCAAAGACGGAATTTTGACTGGTAGACTTTTGGTACAACCCGAGTCTCTTCCTGAAACAGAAAAGTATGCTATGCCAGAGCAAAAAATGCATAAGGATGTGCCTACTACAAGCCGTGTTATTGAAGTATCAAGCGCTGCTGCTCATATTCCTAAGGGCGCACTAATATTGCACAGCAGACATGCCGGAAGCGCATTTACGCATAATCACGAAAAGTACCTAGTGATAAATATTGATGAAGTTTATGCGGAATTTACAGAACTCAAAACAGAGGTATGATCAGCGCAAAAGAAGCACGGGAAAAAGCTTTGGCAGCAGAACCAATACGTGTTGCTAGGGAAACAGAGGAATTGCGGAAAACCACAGAAATTATTTCTAAGATTATCAATGATGCCGTAGATCAAGGGTTTTTCATGTTTAGAGTTGACTATGCAATATTAAAGTCTAAATTTGAAAAGAGCGTGTCCGAGTCTCTTAGAAAAGAAGGTTACATTGTAACTAACGACTATGAATTTCCAGAGGAAAGTGGAGATAAAAGAGGAAAGAAAATTGGTATAAAAGTAAGCTGGTAAAAATATAGTATGCAAGTAATTCCTAGCTCAGAATATGCTCGAATGAAATGGAACCTAAAAAGTTTCTCGGGTGATCTTTTTAAAGCATTCCCAGATTTAGAAAATATTTTTTTAGAGTTTAAAGAAGAAGTTTTTGAAGATCAATTGACCATTGAAAAAATTGTCAAATACATTGTATTTGCGTATCATATCAAATCACCACTGGTGATACGCATGAGCGAAATTTCCAGTAGAAAAGAGCGAGCACTCATAGAAGCCGGATTTGAGAGGGAAAGAGAATGGCCAATAGAAATAAAGGCGTTGATCAATAACGAAAATGAAGTAGTAGTAAAAATGATTCTTCAATTTTTGAAATTTGAGAAAAATACTCGTTACTCTTCTTGGATAATATCCAATGAGAACTACTGGAATATGATGCAGGCGCTTGCCGTTACTAAATATACATTGAAAGACAGTGCAGATGCGCTCAGAATGAATGATACTATGAATAACGCTTTGTCAAGCATAGAAGCGGAGGCAGATAAAATATTCATGGGTGATCGAGACCTGAGCGAGAATATTTCATCACTGGCAGTAATGAGCAAAAGGTTTGCTATCAGTCCTGAGCAAAACGCAAGTAAAATTTCCGAAGAAAGGAAAAGGGAAAAAAAGTAATTAGTTTTGCTCTATGGCCTCTAAAACGACTATCCAAAAATTCGGATACGAATACTATAAAAGAAATATCATTCTTCGCGATGGCATAGATGAAGATGTAGAGCCGTATCACGTTGAATTACCAGCTCCACCCCCGCATACACATTTTATAAATTATGGATTTCCCAAAGAAGAACAATTCTTTAAGTACGAAGATAAACCGGCTTGGGTAGCAAAATTAAATCGCTTGCCGAGAAAAGAAGCAATCGCGATAGCAGAGAAAAACCCTGAATTTGGTGAATGGATAGAGACTCAGTGGGAAAAGAGGCGCAACGGAGTCTTCATGTATATCTATGGAAAACCGCTGTGGATTCCGGGTAATTACTGGTTTTTTATGAATTATGTATATCTGCAGGGCGAGCTACCAGAATTTAGGTATCCCGATCTTGAAGAGGAGTGGTGGTGGAATATATGTGTGCTCAAAGATCCATTGGTATATGGTGGTATTAGTATAGCAATGCGCCGGGATGCCAAGTCAACAAAAGCCGGTTTCAAACTCCTTGAGGCAGCTACAAGAGTGCGATATTCAGTAGGTGGGATTCTTTCGAAAAACGGTAATGATGCAATTGAGTTTTTCGATAAAAATGTCGTGAAAGCTTGGCGAAAATTGCCATTTTATTTCGCGCCACAATTTGACAATAAAACCTATCCAAAGAAAGAACTTATACTCAGGGATGCGAGCCGAGGTGGTGATGACCTGGACGCCTCAGACTTGATAATAGCTGAGGGCGATGTAGAGTCGTTGGATAGTAGAATAGAGGCCCGCACAACAAAAGAAACAGCGTTTGATGGTGAGAAGCTAGGTGCAAAAGATCACCACGATTGTTGTATAGGTCTGGTAATAGACGAAGCGGGGAAATGGGATGATGTAGACGTCCATGCAACATGGCGTATTCATAAGCAATGCTTACGTGTAAGGGTTGTGAAAAATGGGAAAGCTCTTATAACTACTACGGTTGAGCAAATGACTCCCAAAGGGCTCATAAAATTCAAAAAGCTAGTTGATGAATCGAGCCGTGTACCTGCAAGAAAAATGATGAATGATCTTGGGGAAACAGTATCGGGTTTAATTGTGTGGTTCAAGCCCGCTTGGGAAAGTTATGTATTTGATCAATGGGGATTTCCAATTATAGAAAATCCTACGCCTGCGCAAAGTGAGTATTTGAAACAATATTATCTATCACTTGGATATAAACCATTTGTAGACAAAGGGTATCACTTGATGGCAGCAAAGGAACTACTATCTGCGGAGTTGGCGGCAATAGAAGATCCTAGAGACAGGCAAGCTTTTCAGAGTATGTACCCGTTCTCGCTAAAAGAGGCATTTACATCGGTCAATAGGTTATGTCCATTCAATACGATAGATATTATTCAAAGAAGACTTACAGATTTTAGATATGGCGATCCATTCACAGAGGCATTCAACTTGAAATGGGATGAAGAAGAAAACGGTTATCAAGTAGAATGGACTGAGCATGGAAAATTCAGAGGTCCAAGAGAACTGATAGAGCATATAGAGAAAAACCGTGCTAATAGTGTCAGAATAAACGATGCGGAATTTTTGATGCCACTGAATGATGCTTTGTATATGGCTGCCTCTGATACATTCAAATACAACGAGACAGAGGGCACGAAAAAATCAATGGGAGCGCTTACGGTATTCTGCAATTTCGATGATCTGATAGACGGGAAAAAAAGCAGTACAGCTGATTGGCTTACTGAAGATTGGGGCATTCACTACTGTTTCAGACCAAGAACGACAGATGAATATTGTGAAGATGCTATTGCTCTTGTTCACTGGCTGGGCTGCAAAATCATGGTTGAGACAAATATTGATAACGTTCGGCAGTACTTTGCCAGAAGAGGGTACAGTAAATTTCTAAAAACCAGAACAATCATTACTGAGAAAAATGGGCAGATAATCGCACAACAGGCATCGCAACCGGGAGTACAGACAGTGGGCGGTGCGCAGGCAGAGGCTATCATGGCGGCGGTAGACAGCCATTTAGATAAGCATGGAATGAGGTGCAAGTTTATCAATATATTGGAAGATTGTCGAGATTTGAATCCGAGTGATTGGAGTCCTTTTGACAGCTTTGTATCTGCAGGATACGCCTGCTACTATGCGAAAATGGTGAGGAAACCCAAAAGACAAGAGGTGAAAACTCCTGCAAATTATGGTGGCTTCACCGGAATGAGTAATATGGAAAATTATTACGATTAAGGCTCCCATTAAAATATGAAAAATAAATTTTAATACCTTTGCCCAAAATGACCTATGGCAGAGAGTATGTTACCAACCGTTTCTGGTTATGGGGGATATCCCAATGATCTTATAGATCCTGCAAAAAAGGGATATGATTGGCATATGCAACTTGGGAAAGCTCTATTTTCCAAGCACAGCACCATACAATACCTTACTAATCAGAGACGTATAGACTTTATAGAGAATAGAGCCTATGCAGACGGCAACCAGAATACCCAAAAATATGTTGACCGAATAGTAAAGCTAAAAAAGGAAGGGAAAAAGGTCTCATACCGTGATCTCAACTGGGGAATAACCAGTACGGCGCCTAAGCTAGTTAATGCTATACTTGGCTACTGGGAAAAACTTGACTATCAAATATTTTTGGACTGTCTGAATCCAATGGCCGCCGAAGATAAAAAATTCATTGAGGCAGCAATGAAGGCCAGAGTCACCCTGAAATCATTTAACGACTTTGTTGCTCAATCAATAGGGGCCGATACCCCACCGCCTCAAGGATTTGTACCCGAGAGCATGGAGGAATTGCAAGCCATACTGGAAGATGGCTTTAGGCTTCCATATGAAATGGAAATGGAACTCGGTGTACAAATGGTCCGGGAGGAAAACAACTGGAAATTATTAAGGCGCCAACTCAGAAGGGAGTTTATAATCAATGGTGCTGCTGCTTGTAAAATCTGGGTAGATCGTATTAGTCAACGTGTGAAAATGCGTCAATGTGATCTAGCAAATTTTGTCATAGAAGACTTTTATGGCAATGATGGCGATGCCTCAAAAGGTATTGGCGAGGTTTTAACTTACACTATATCAGAATGCCGACTTGAGTGGGGTGATCAGTTTACTGACAAACAGTATTATGAGATAGCAAAAAGTGCAGTAGGACAATATGGCAATCCGTATCAAATAGGCGTTTACCAGGAATATGTAAACAGCGATGCTCAATATACACTATATAGGGAATGGGACAATTTCAAAATATTGGTATTTGACTTTGAAGTTTATTCATGTGATCGTATCAAAAAAGAATTTACCACAAAGAGCGGCAACCTCAACAGTTATAGCGTACCATTTGAGACGCCGGTGACGCCAAAGATTGAAAAGACAAGCGCAGACGGTACAATATATTCGCGTGAGATAAAAGCAATAGACATTAAGACTGTACGTGGCGGCAAGTGGATCATTAATACTAAGTTCATGGCCGACTGGGGCAAGAAAGCTGATATTGCTCGTCCCAATGAAAATAAAAAAGAGTGCTACCGAGAGTTCAAGTTTTACAGAGCTACGAATAAATCTGTATTAGAGCTAGTGCTTCCGACCCTTGATGCGCTGCAGTTAGCTGTTTTATATAAAAACAATACTCTTGCAAAAGCGATGCCCAGCGGCTACGAAATAGAAATGACTGCATTTGAAAAAGTCTTTGTAGATGGCAAGCTAAAAAATTCAGAAGAATTATTTACAATTGCTGCGGAAACGGGGAATGTCATTTACAGAAACACCTTTACCTTCGAAGATGATGGACGAGTCAGTCAAATTAGTCCCATAAAATGGGTTGAGCGAGATATCACACCTGCGCTCCAAGGGTGGTGGATAGAAGTAAAAAACAACATTGAGCTCATACGAACCATATCTGGCGTCAACGATATGATGGACGCGAGTACGCCACCCGCAGAACAACCAGTAGCAACGTCTGAACTTGCCCTTCAGGGGGCAGAAAACTCATTGTCGCCAATCATTTTCGGAATGTTACAAATGGACGAAATGATAGCATATATGATATTGTTAAAAATGCAGGTCATTGCAAGAAATGGTAATATAAGTGGCTACGTAACTCTTGGTGATGGGTTTAAAAGACTGATAGAAATAGGCTCAAATATTTCTACTTTGAGCTACGCAACCCGCGTGCAAGCTCTTCCTACTCAAGAGCAAAAACAACAAATCATGCAAATGATTCAGGAAGCAGTTACTTCTAATTTGCAAGCCGGCCTTGGAGGTCAAGAAGCACCCGACTATCTTGATATAGAAAGACATTTGGCTACTGGTGGGAATTTAAAAGTAGCAGCAATGATGCTGAGAAAAGCCAATAGAAAAGCAGCAGAACTTATCCAGCGCAACAAAATGGCGGCAGATCAAGCAAATAGTCAGGGAATGTTGCAGGCGGCCCAAGGAACAGAAGAGGCAAAAGGAAAAAGCTTACAATTAGAATATACACTAAAAGCTCAGTTGGACGACCATCTTACAGCCAATAAACTCAAAATTATAGAGGCAGAATCAAAACTAGGATTGAGACACGCCGTAACAGATAGTGCACTTGAAAAAGATGTATTATCCCATAAAAATAAATTGGAAGTTGATCGTAAAACGGCTTAATAAGGAAACACAGTATTTTCAGAAAAGCAGAAAAATATTTGCAATTGAATAAAAAAATATAATTTCGCATTAATAAATCGTAACAATGGGATTGGATGAAATCAAAATGGCCGCAAATAAACTCACAAATGGTGTAGATAATTCTTCATCACAAAATGCTGGCGGTGATCAAGGCAATCAAAGCGGTGATGATAATGGCGCAGGTGATAACGGTGCCGGTGCAGGCAACGGACAAGGCGCGGCAGCTGATCTGGGCAATCAAGCCGCGGCGGGTGCAGATACTAAAGATTTCGATTCTCTTTTTCATGAAAAGTACGGTATTGCACCGACCGAGTTTGATTCAATCAGACAAAAAGCAACTTTGGCCGATCAATATAAAGAGCAATTGGATGCAGATCCATTTGACGGCGATGTAGATTTGAAAGCTCTGGCAAAACTCAGAAAGGACGGCCACTCACTTGAGACGGCAATGACCTATATAAAAACCGACCTGTCAAAACTTTCTCCCAAAGAGAAAATGATTTTGCATTATCAGTTTGATAAGCCAACCCTTTCAAGAGAGCTTATTGAGCAGCAAGTCAACAAAAAATACAACCTTGGTGAGTATGCACCCATAGGTGAGGACAGTCAACCAGACGAGAGAGAAGGACTACGAGATATAGAATTTGACGTTTCCGGCAAAGATGGGATTGAAGCAAAATTAGCACAGCAAAAAGAAGAACTTTTGCGTAAGCCAGACCAGGCACGTAGCGAAGTCATTCATAAGCAAAATGCTGAGGCGCTGAAACAAGATTGGGAAAAACAGCTTCCTACCATTCAAACAAAGCTCAAGGCATTTGAGCTGCAGGTAGAAGGGCTGAAAGACCCAGTGAAAATCCCCCTTGATGGAGCCGATAATATAATCGCTGGCCTTCTGACTGGAGATATTCTGAAAAACGGACACCAGGTAAACGACAAAAATCTTGCGGATGCTGAAGACATTATCAGATCACGCGCTATCCTTGCGAATCTGCCGAAAATAGCGAAAGCGATTTTTATGGCTTCAAAAGGTAAGGTAGACGAAGATGTTTATCAGGACGTTCATAATACATCCATATCCCAGAAAAAACCTGCACCTGGAGAAAATGCAGGGAAAAAAAGCGGACTTGACTCGCTTAAAGATGCAGCAAGTAGAGCCCTAAAACATTAAAAACCTAAAAAAACTACCCATGAAACGTATCTCGTTAATTTTTTCGTTGCTGTTTGCGATTTTTTCGGCAGTAGCACACCCGGCAATTACCGCATTTGGTGTTCGACCGGAAGACCTACACTCGGCAAGTGTAGATGTAAATGACGCCCTTGTAACTACAATGGGAGCCCATAAACCTGAATACCGTGACTTCTTGGTGAAGACCTTTGGTAAACAGGGTCACACTTTTTACGATACACTTATGATGATGGGCTATACGTCTACATATGACGGTGTAGCGCAAACAAACTTTAGTCACTTTGAAGAAGGTTACTATATAGATTACGCGGCTGTATTAAGCACTGTAGCGGATGCAGGACCGGGCAACCCAATTACAATACCAATTAATCCAACAAGTGTTCTCGCAGGACAAATATATGCTCGTCCTGGTGATAACGTGCAGAATACTGGTAACGGAGCACAAGGTCAAATTATAAGTATCACTGGTACAGCTCCCAACTTTAGTATCGTTATCCAACCAACAGTGGCGGGCGTGTCATTCGGTGGAGTAACGGCTAATGATCAGCTTTTCATATACTCAAATGGTTTTGCAGAGGAAACAGATCAGCCACGCGGTCGTGCTTCTCAGGTAACTCAGTTTACTTTTGGTGCTAAGATTGTGAAGGAAACCTGCAAAGGGTCTAATACCGAGCTTACCAACGGTCTTTGGTTTGAGTTAGATGGATCAAATGTCTACATGTCTAAGGCTATCATGGATACAGAATATAGACTTAAACAGTATATCAGCAATGCGGCTTTGATTGATGAACCGGTGACTGATACAACCAGTATAGGTTTAGGTCTGAGAAACATGACAGGTCTGCTGCCTTATATCACAAACTACGGCTATACTCGACCTTATATAAGTAATACATTTTCAATCAATGATCTTCGTGCCATCGGTAAACAACAAATCAGAGCTTTTGCCGGTAAAGAGCACATGTTCTTCATGGGTATCAATCTCGCGGATGAAGTAGGTACAGCAATCGGCGGTCTTTATAAGGAAAATCCAACAATATTCAGCAAGCGTAATGGCGACTGGGGTTATGACAATACCAAAGATGTGGATCTTGGCTTCGACAGCATTACAATGGCTGGTACCAAAATAAAGTACCACCTGAATACTATGGAAATATTCTCACACCCCAAGGGAATGGGTCTTCCCGGATACCTTTATGAAGGGCTGGGCGTAATGGTGCCAAACCAGGAAAATACTGATCCAGTTACAAAAGGGTCTGTACCTAACGTTCAATTCCGTCACAAAGAAAAAGACGGCTACTCAAGAAAGCAAAGAGTTTGGTGGACTGGTGGTGCGAGCAAATATGCAAACAACTCTACAGTGGATTTGAGCCAAATGAACATGCTCTCTGAGCTTGGAATAGAAATCTACGCAGGAAACCAATTCTACCAGGTAGTAGAAACAGCATAATTTTTCACGAGCCGCAGGTCAAAAAAGCCTGCGGCTTTCCTTATAAAAACTAGATATGATTTACAGAAACGGCGAACTTTGGACAGGATGGAAAGAATTTATGAAAAAATTCACTATCCCTTCGGAGGGTATTACTTATCAGCTTCTTAACAACACGGCCAAGCTGCACACCGTAATGGTGGGGGAGAGAATAATTGGAAATCAACCGGTTCTCGCTGCAGGTCTTGATCTGCCAATTATGTTCAGAATGGAGATAGACGGCGAGTTCTTTGAAATGAGATATTCAAGGGGCGCCGTGACAAAAGATAGTAATGACGCTATGAAGTGGCACGATACTGAAGTACAATTCAGAGAGGGCCGCTATACCGCGAAGGTAGATCAGTCGTTAGTCTGGTTTTTGGAGCACCACCCACTTAATCGTGATACTAAGGGCTCTACTAAAAAGCGTTACTTCTACAAGGTGGATGCTAGGAAAGAAGCTGCCGAAAGGAAGACCAAGAACGTTGAAAGGACTAAGGTTCTACAACTTCTTTATGTGGACATGGCGGATGGTGAGGCGCTGGATATGTTCGCAGCGATAAATAAATATGGCGCTCAGAATGCGGATATAGCCAGAGAGCAACTGGAGACATACGCTTTGAAAAATCCAAAGACATTCGTAGAGCTTTATGAGTCTGAGGCGAGATCAATAAAGGCGCTCATTACTAAGGCTCAGTCTGCCGGTATTATTGCCTTTGAACCCAAAAATCGTTTCTGGTACTGGGTGAAAGAAGATCAGAAAACCATAGAACCGAGCGATGTGATTACCCAAATAGTGAAAGGAAGAAGTGAGCATGATGATTTGTTTGCTTATCTCACTACGAAGGCAGATGGCAAAGCAGTTCTGAAAATGATAGAGGACGAGCTAAAAAAGGCATAAAGCCACTTTTGGATCTATAAACGTGAAAGGGGCTACTTTATAATATAGAGTAGCCTTCCTTTTTAAATACCGAACCTATGAACCCTACAATATTAGCTGCAGGAATATTACCTACGACGTCATTTAGCATAGGCGGCGCGTCTCAGCAAATTAGCTACAACATCGGTATTAACTCGGTGACAGTGCCGCAGGATTCGCAGCATGTTTTGAAACTGATATTGCAGATCATCTCGCCTTCAAATACGGTGATATATCAAAATACAGGGTGGAACACATCGAGCTTTACAAGCCCTGATTCATTGACAGGTAGCTATGCACTGCCATATCTTTCTGGTTCAACGATACCTGAGAGCGGAGAATACAAAATAAATATTCAAGCGCAATACGTAGATAGTACCAGTGCACCGGTTACTACAAATGCGACAGTAAACTATTCAAGCGCAAAAATATGCGTATCATGTTTGCCAAATCCTGCATTGATCTTTCCGGTAAATTGCACCAATGTACTTCTGACAATAACGGACGTGACGAATTATGTGCTTCAAGGGTATTCTCTTACTGGTGTATCGAGAGTAATCACGGCAGTGCCTCCGTCTGGCAGCAACCAGCCAACAGCTACTACAACCAATAAGGTGTTGCAAATTGATAATGGCAGTGAGGGTAATGGAGCATTGTGGAATGGCACATATACTTTGAGCTTGGCTTCTACAGCTACATATCAGCTCGGGACTACTACAATTGTCCAAACTCTTAGCTATACTACTCCGGCGAGCGGGGATGGCGCCTGCGTTGTTTCGTGCCTTGATGTACGCTGCCAATTATACTGTGCGCTGGGCCAGCTCAAGGACGACTATATAAAACTTCTGACAACCAATCCGGCCTTGGCTCCAAGTTTATTAACTCGATTTATGGCCGGTACATCAATGCTGTCTATGGTCAATTCTGCAATTGAATGCGACGATGACTATGCGCAGTTTGTAACAAGCTTCTGGACAGTGACCGGACTTGACCCTAAATGCTCTAAATGCCTGAACGAAACCGCAACAGGGCCGGTGACGGCTACAGGGTGCGGGTGCTCGGGAGGCGGCGGTGCTCCGGGGCCAGCTGGTACAGCCGGTTCAATATGGCGTACCGGGTCGGGTGTGCCCTCAAACAGCTTGGGCGCGAATACTGACTTGTATCTGGATATAAGTACAGGAAACGTTTATCAAAAAAGCTCAAATATCTATGGTCTAATCTGTAATATAACAGGTCCTCAAGGTGATCCGGGACCAACCGGTCCGGCGGGAGCAAATGGAGCTTCAGAACTCTGGCCGCAAGTTATAAACTATTCAAATACTGGTGCGGGTGCAGCTGACGTGAAAAACTTCACCATAGGCACGACTGCGCTTGCTGTGGCAGGCGATGCCGTGCACATCAGAACGGAAGTGACTACGCCACCAACAGACCCTACCAAGATTGTTAAGCACCTGATCACGGTAGGATCTACTACGTATCAACTTCAAGCGACGCTGTTCAACCAGACGTCGGGCTCTTTTATCACTTACGGTATTACAAATTTCAAATTCTACTTGAGGCAATCAGCCGGTGTTTCGTATTTGAATGTCAGAATTGATATTCAATATAAGTCTCTTGGAGTTTATGGTATTGCTACTGATCTTTCTGGATTTGCAAGAGTTAATTTGGAACTTGGAGTATATACATTGGGAGATCCGCTGACATTTACAGTAGATTTCAGCAGTTGCGCAGCAAGTACAGCAAATTTGTTTATCTGCGAGGGGATCAATTACAAAACAGCTTAAATAGGGACTATGAAAACTGAAAATATAATAGCTATTGATGTAGCAGATGTCTCTTCGTTGACAATTGCAAAATATGGAGCTCCGGTAGAAGGGCAGCACAATCCTATTCAAAATGCAGCATACTATATAGGTGGGCAAAGAACATTGTCGGCAAATTTTGTAGTATCGGCAAATTCAGACACATATGTAGCTGGTGATTCCATAGATTTATGGTTTACCTGCAATATGACTGCAGCGGGTCATACGGTGATAGTCCAAGGTCAGAATTTGACCGGTCTCATTGCAATAGGCGAGTCCGTTGATGTGCTTGTAACAATGAAATTTAACGGCAAATGGTATATTGAATGCATAAGCGCAGATATCAGCGACGCAATTTCAACTGCGTTTGACTCATACGTACCTCCGGTGTTATCAGTTGCCGGTAAAACGGGAACAATCACACTATCAAAAGGAGATGTTGGATTGAACTACGTAGACAACACGGCAGATAATAATAAGCCAGTTTCTATAGCTCAAGGAGTGGCCATAGCGAATGCACAATCAGAAGCCGAGGCAGTAGGAGCCGCTGCTCAAATTACAGCAAATACAGCCTCGGATAATGCTGATGCGGCATTAAATCAGCTTCTAGTACTTACAAAGCAACTACAGATAGCAACATGGGCCGCAGGTACCCAAAGTATTGTTCCGGTAGCAAATCTGCTATTGATAAATGTCGGCTCGGTAAATGGAAGCGTAACTCTTAATCTTACTGCGCCAAGCGCGGGAACTTTTGGGGCAAATCCATATTCTGAAATAACAATAGTACTGGGCTTTACCGGATCATACACGGTGACAGCCGGCAGCAATTGTGTATTTGATACAATCACTGGCGCAGCAAGTGTAACCCAGACATTATCTTTGATCTGGAATGGCACAGTCTACGTTAAAAAATAATGAGCCATCATGAACATAAACGATTTGTATCTAATTGTTGGCTACTTCTCCAGGGAGTTAGGAAGTGGTATGTATGGCCCAGACAGGTTTAATGAATATTGCCAGCTTGTAAATCTAAAATACTACAAAAAGTACCTTGGCATTCCTGAGGAATGGGCAGTTGGCCAGCCAATGTCAAAAATACAATACCAGATTTCCCAAGGAGTCAGTGATCGTATAGATGCATTCATAGTGCCTGAATATCAGATTAGCAGAGCAATCAGCGGGTTTTTCCCAAAGCCACAAGACTATGTTGCTTTTAGCTCACTAAGATTCCGATATACATACGAAGAAAATTGTGAGACAAAATCTTATGAGGATAGGGTAGAAATGGTACCCGACGCTGAATTTACAGACAGGTTAGGCAGTTTTCTCATTCCGCCGACAGTCAGACGCCCAGTAGGAACTTGGACTCAATATGGATATCGTGTAGAGCCAAAAGAAATTAATACCGTGCTTTTGACTTATTTGAGGATGCCAGCTACGCCAGTGAGGCTATATACAAGCACAGATCAGTACATACCTACCGGTAGTGTGCAATTTGAGTTCCCGCAGATATGCTGGCAGGATATTCTTGGGCAGCTGTTGGAGGCGGCTGGAATTTCTGTACAAGACGAACAGGTTATTGAATATGCAAGAAAAATAATGGAAAAGGGCCAATAATATGAACTTACAGATTTGGGCTGAGCTTATAGGTCAATTGATGGGCCAATACGACGCAAACACAAAGTTTGATGATCGTATGATATTTGCATTGACGGATACTTGCCGAGGTCAAATAATAGCTGAAATATTCAGACAGACAGGAAAAATGCCAACCGGTGACTACATTCGATCTTTCAAGGTGAATCTTCTGCCAGATCCGGATACGGGACTTATGAAATTTAATCTTCCTATTGCGATAGCAAATGGTGTAGGGGATTTAGGAATACGCAGTATTTCGAATACCAAATTTGTCGAGTGCGGCAAACCTGCAGGCTTTAAAAACTGGCTTCCTACTCAAGCTGGAAAAACTTCACAGTTTAGAGAAGAAGACTATGGAGGCAGACCGGTATATTGGCTGGAAGGGAGCACTATATATGCTGCCTTTACCAATGGAGCCACTGAGGCATTAATCAAACTTATACCCTCTCTTGCTGCCCCAGAAATGGATCAATTGTGGGAGATATTTGGGAATAGTGAAATCGAGGGCCGCGTTCGCGATATGGTAATGAGATCACTCATGATCAAGAAAGAAACACCAAAACTAGGTGATAATAATGGAAGACCCTAAACCGTAAAATATGGCAGAGTATAAAGATTTATGGGACGTGGTATCGAGCGTGCAAAAGAATTTTGAAGAAGACAATGATGTCTATGCACTCACGTATTATAAACACGCCCAGGACGAAATGCGCGAGCTTATACTTGCTGGCTTATACGATGCTATGGTATTTAAAACTGTGCGCATTCCTATTGTAGAAGGCGTCGGAACTCTCCCAAGTGATTACTCTACATATCTAAAGGTAGGGGCTCTGCACTGCGGAAGAATACTAAATTTGACTTACAATCAGGATCTCTTTGACATAAGTTCATGCTGTTCGCATGATGAATGTGCGCAGCGAATGGGAGAATATGAAAGCAACAGTCTGAATAGCCCATACTGGGGTTCTCAGTGGTATTATGCCAGCTACTTTCACAATGGGCAGTATGTAGCCGGCGCATATGGAGCCGGCGCCGGGTTTCACTATGGAGACTTTAGAATAGATCAGCCTAATAGCCAGATAGTAGTTGAAAGAAATGAACACCGCCTTATCAAAGAGGTTGTCATGGAATACAGGTCAAACGGTAGTCTTTACGGAATAAATGGAATCGTGAATGATGACATCATAGAAGCGGTAGTAAACGGAGTAGTTTATAGGGTAGCTAAATATAGAGCTCTCAAGGACAAATCATACTTAGGTCTGATAGAATTGTATAAGTCAGACAAAAATATTGCATGGCGCCGAGTGCTGGCTCGAAAATCTGCATTCACGATGGAAGGCTTTCTTGAAATCTACCGAGATTCAATAAGAGGTGTACCTAAGCGATAATATTTTATTTTTTATTTTTCAAAACATAAGTAATGGCGCATCCAATAGCATCAATAGAGCCAATCGGAGGCATGGATTTTGATAGTGTAGATATCAAGATAAATACCGGAGAGGGTGATTACAGATATGCAGTTAATATCAGGAATTCATATTCCTATGAGAACAACGAGAGTGCAGCGTCAAACCTTAAGGGAAATATTTTAGTTCAGTATGATCTTCAAAATATCTATCACAAGTGCATTGGAACAGCAGAGGACGACACTGACAAAAGTGTTTTTTACTTCTTATGGGCGGCAGACTCAAAACATAAAATTCTTCATTATATCCCAAGTGCGGATTCTACTTATGGCTCGATTAATCTTGTGGCTACATATGATTGGAAGTGGGAGCAGGACACCTTAATAACCTCTGTAGATGTCGTAAGAGGAAGTAAGCAGGGCGTTATGATTTACTGGACTGATAATATTAAGTCGCGTAAAATAAATGCTACAAAAGCGGAAATTACAAATAAATTCAAAACTTGGACTTGCTATCTTCCAGTAAACTATACCAATTTTCAAACTAGGTTTTTTTTCAACATAAATCAAGTTGGCACAACTCAGTCAATTTATACGCTGACTATTGATACAAGGTCACAGCCTCAGATTACAAGTAAAGCATTACTACTTGAATATCTAGCGAATGCCATCAACGCGGATGCGACTATGAAGACGTATGTGACAGCGAGCGCCTGTGACTGCAGCATAGATATTACTGAAGTGCAAGCCAACAAAGTAAATGCCTTTTTTATTGCAAATGATATATTGACAGTTCCGATAAATTGGTACGGAGAAAATTTTACTGAACGGATGACTGATCTTTGCAAATATCCACCAGTCTTATCACCGGTATCCACCTTTGCAATAGACAGCAGTAAGAAATACAACAATATAAAAAATACTGTATTCCAATTCAGAATTCAATACCAGTATGATGATTTTGAACAGTCGGCATTGGGACCAATCAGCCAAGTTCCCATAAATGAAACTGCTAATGATGGGCTACAACTGAGCATATACAACTACCTGCACATTGACTTCAATGATCCAAAATTCGTAGAGAATATAGGATTGATAACCCGCGTTGCGATATTTGTAAAGGCTGACGCAAATGATAACGTGGGCGATTGGAGAGAAGTGGCATTACTTGATATCTGTGATCTTCTTCAATTTGAAAATGGAGTACTAAGTGGATATTACGACTTCTATAACAATACAGTTTCAAACTCTATTGATGCTGCTTTAGCTGCGAAGGAATATGACGTAGTACCAATACAAAACAGTTCTCAGAAATTTGTTAATAATCACTTGGTCATGGGTGGGATTACAGAAAATTATGACGCAGTTGATTGTGTAAATATAGAGGTTTCACATGATTTTGATGATGGTGATGATACATACTATTATATCTACGGGCAGATCAGGATATTCAACTTTATGATGGATATGCTATCAGGGAACGTACTTAAAACATCTCCCAATACCGCGCCAAGCATTGCACAAATGTTACAGCCAATTTATAAATATACTCCTGCAGATCCAGCAAGCCCTCTGACATACGAAAAGTATCCTCAGTGGGGAGGTATGACTTATAATAACAACAGTGGCTATCATTACAGCGATAAGGCAGATAACTTAGATCAGCTCATTCCACTTGCAGGTTGGGTAGCATACTCCGCTGGAACAGATTTTTATGGAGTTTCAACTCAAGTGCAATTAAAAAAAGGAACAAGCGGGGCATTCAATGCCGGTGTATATCTGCCTACGGATGGCGGGGGTGTCATAAATGCAGATAATGTTAGCACAATTCAATCTTTTCTGAGTGAAGGATATACAAATATTGATGTCATACAGAAATTCAAAATTAAAGTAAAAAAAGGCAAGCATATAGTTCGCCTTGCTTCCCACTGGTGCTCATTTGGAGACGTATTAGGCAAAGGTGCAGCATATGACTTAAACAACGGCAGAAGGTATCAAACAACATCTACGAATGTTAGAAATATAAGTCCATTTGTGGGCGGGGTATTTACTGGGTATGATTTCACAAAAAAAGAAATAGAAATTGAAGTTACGAACTCCGATGTATTTATAGGAGAATTTGTAGTTGAAGACTGCCGAAGTTTACAACCAGCATTGTCGGATGTATCTGTCAGTGGATATTTAGTAGACACATCGCAAACTGGTTCATCTGCGAACATAGTAAGTCAAGCGCCAAGGATAGAAGGGCAAATATTTGAAATGGTTGCTACTGGAATAGATACTGGAATAGCAGGAACGACATATACGTCTGTCATAGATCACAATGGGTATTTCTACAGAGCAATATGGAACTTTGAGCAAGATAGCCCTGACATAGAGGGGAGTTTTAAGTTCAGATTTAGAATTGCTTACATAGCGGGCACGAACTATTTATATGATACAAAAACCCTTGTACCATTCATTAGTAATTCAATCCTGCAAGACATAGATAATGCGATATTGTCGGCTTCAAGTGTCGATATATCAACTCAAGTAGGGGGCATAAATTTCCCAGATGTAAAAAAAGCATATCAATTTCTCTTCTGCGTGTCCGACGCTGTAGCGATAAACTCTATGAGCACCACGATCACAGGGAGGTTTGTAGATTCCCAAGGTAATGGCATATCTGGAGCTACTGTAATATTTGGATATTGCGGAAGGGTAGTGACTACCGATGTTGATGGATATTACAAATTATTGGTCTATTCTGTAGTATTGGGATATATCGATCTTTCTACTCCCCATAGATTATTTTCAGACCTTATCATTCAGTATAATGGCACGACCAATAATATAAATAATAACCCGCAAGCCATCCGGTTTCTGACTATGCCAGCAACATATGCTGCTGCAGGGTATAGTCTAATTGCAAATTATGATCCCTTTGGCAAATCATTAAAGAGGGGTGGGGTCTACCAAGTTGGGTACAGGGAGTATGATGCAGCAGGCCGCGTTAATACGGTTATGACGAATCAAAAGTGCATATTTACTATTCCATTCATTACCGAGGATCTGCACGATTACTACCCTGATCAATATCCAGTGGGTACCTATAAGTACGGCAAAGTAAAAACTACAGTAAAATTGAATTTCAAGCCGTCTAAATTTGCTGTGTCCTACCAAATTTTGCTTGCTTTGAATCAGTATGAATCTGATTACCTTGTATGGATGGCAAACGAAATCACCTATGTAAGCAATATAGGATATAGTTCGGCGGAGAACGCTGGTGCAAACACGGTACTCACTACTAATACCATCTCCGGAGGTAATATTGTATCGTCAGTCAGTACAACTACACCAACATCAACTTATGTAAAGCCGGTAGTATCTTCGTATCAAGCCGGCGATGCAACAAACATTTATATAAGTTTGAAAAACCTTGTGGATTTTCAGCGATCTAATCCAGATTCAGTATTGGCATATAGCTACCAAGCTGGAGATAGAATAAGATTGATTTCAGATGCGAACGGTGTGAAATATACTCAGCTTTATGAGTTAGATGTCACAGGGTATGACTCAGTATTGCAATCTATCATTGTCAGAAATTCTGTGTCATTGCCTGAGCTATCTGCAGGAATACTATTTGAAGTACTTCATCCAAAAACAACCGTCGAGCAAGACAAGCTGATATTTTATGAAGTAGGGGAAACGTTTCTATGTACTAATCCGGGCAGCGATAATAATGACTTTACTCAAAACCCTATTGTTCTTACATGCGGAGATACATATTGGAGAAGACGACAGTATCTTGTAAATGACCCAGCTCACTATATTTTCGAGTCAACAAATTATTTGATAGAAGATCGAGGGTTGTCCGATTTCTTCAATAGTAAATCTTGGGATATAGGTCGAGTGGGGATTTCGGACCCATATTTTAAGCAGCAACATTATCCAACGAAACTTAGGTTGTCCAATGTATTTATTGCCGGCACTCAACTTAATGGGCTGAGTAGCTTTGAGCCCCTTAATGATAAAGACGACATCAGCATTTCCAATGGAGAGATTAGACGGTTTATGTTGATAGGGCAAGTTTTATTAATTGTCTGTGACAATAAAAACACATCTATATATCTTGGCGCTATTTTAGCAAGAGATCAAGGCGGTCAAGGTTTGATGCAGGTCACGGACTCATTCTTCGGAAATACACGAGCATTTGAGGCGGAGTATGGAAGTCAAAATCCTGAAAGTATTAGGCAATGGCAAGGGTATGTGTATGGCTGGGATGCAAACCAGGGTCTTGCATGGAGATATAGCAGCAATGGATTTCATCAAATATCAAATTACAATGCCAAGGGGTTTTTTAATAGATACAGGGGCGTTGAAATTTGGAGCTCTCCCTCAGCTTTTGACAAAGCATATGAAGAGTATATTATGACTATTTACCCAACGGTAGAAACAAAAATATCAAGCACTTTTTATAATCCTATTAGGAAAACTGTAAATGTAAATTTGAATGTTTTGGTTTCCTCTTTGGGAATAGTACTTGGAGACATAGTGGGAATAAGTGGCACACATATGCACAGTGGTCAATACCAGCGTATAAAAGGTACGGTATCATATATATCTGGAAATACACTTACTGTTTTAGTGAATGGTATATCTGACGCGTTCATAAATGCAACTTTATATAGCAAAGGTACAGGAGTTACAATATCATTTTGCGAGCCAAAAAATAAATGGTGTTCTACATATTCCTTCCTGCCAGATTACTATGGAAATTTCTCCAAAGAACTGATCTCATTCAAAAACGGGTCATTGTGGATTCATGACAAAGACAATACTCCGGCAGGGATGAATAGGTTTTATGGAGTGAAATACTCTAGTTTAATACGGTTTGTTTTCAATATTCTTCCGAAGGAAATAAAAAACTGGTGGGCAATTCTACTTGATCAAAGGCAGGATAATGGTTTATTTGATTGGTTTTGCTCAAGTGTAACCAACATAGTGGGTCAGGAATCAAACATACCAAATAGAAATTTTGAAAGGTGGTTCCAGTTTTGGCACGCTTTTTTTCTTCGGGATGTGAATACTCTCAACAAAACATATCCTTTGTTGGAAGGAAATATTTTGCAAAGTAACTCGCTTACTGTAGATGTAGAAAACCCAAGCAACGACAAAGTATCACTAAGGGAAATTCGTGTTATGTATTCGTCTTCTAAGGGACAAATAAAATAATTTGTTACTTTTGGTGTAACCTAAACAAGATATCTATGGACGGAATCGGCACAAGTTCAGCTTTTGGGGGGATTTTAGATTCTTTCGGAACCCTTGCAAATTCGTTCTCTCAAGCGGCTCTTGCAAAAAAACAGCAAGATCAGGCTAAGAAACTATCTGATACATCTGCGCACCTCACCACAGGTCCATTGCAAAAAGAATTTCAACAAGCGCTGGATTTAAAAACCGCTTTGGCAAATCATGGCATTGCAAATATTAATGCGTATAATTCTCAACTTGACGAGCACCTAGGAAACTCAATTCGTGCAGCAAGAGAGGCATCCGGTAGTGGCAGTGACTTATTGGGAACCATATCAGGTATGAATAATAGTAGCAATGCCTCAAAAGTAGCACTTGCCGAGCAAGATGCTCAGGCTCATGAAAACAACGTAAATAGTTTGGTTAATACTATGTGGCAAGTAGGGTCTGAAAAGAACAATCTTGAGACTATAAAAAGAATGCAACAGGCAAAACTTAACTCTCAGGCCGGGGCACTGTCAAACGCAGCTACAGCAAATAAATATGGGGCTATAAAAAATACAGTAGGCGGGGTTCTCGGTTTAGCTACCAATGGGGCAATGATAGGAATGGGAGTGCCGATCGGTGGCAGTCCATCTACGACCAGTCCAGTTGTAAACCCAACATCTGGCGGCGATGAATCTTATTTCGCAAATCGTGTTGATGGCAGTAATGCGCAACAAGGAGATGGCTCAGACTATTCAAACTTATCAGGGTCTAATGTTCCTATTGATATTTCCCAGTCTCCATCCAATATGAACTGGGGCTTAGGGGGCATTGGAAGTATTATGAGATAAATATCTGGAATGAACGGACAAATATTAAATTGGGATGATTATGGTCAGAATGTAGCTGGCGTCGGTGTAGGTGCATTTGTGCCTGCTGACGAGCATGGCCATGAGAGCCAAATGGCTATGGAGAAAGCCGCTCAGAGAAACATTGACTGGCAAAATCAAAAGGCGGCGGACGAGCAAAAAGAAATTGAACGGCGAAAAAAAGCAATTTTGGACGTACAAGTAGACCCGTCAGGTATTCGCCCTATTGATAAAAACCCAGTCTTAGAGGCGCAAGATGTCATAAATAAATATGTCACACAGGCATATGCAAGCGATAAAGATCCATTTGACCCAAAGAATGCAGAGGAATATCAGAAGGTTAGTGCCATGATGAATGCTCAAAAAGTATTGATCAATACTTCTTCGGGTCTTCAAAAACAAATTGCCGATGAAGGCAAGCAATTTCAAAATGATAAAGGTTTAAATTTTCATCCCAGTTCAGAAACAAACCTGAGAACAGCGGCTACAATTCCAATGTCTGACTATCTATCTGGTAAGCATCCGCGTGTACAGCTCGGCAGTACTCTTTTGGACCCAGCAGACAAATGGGATGTAAACAAATACCTAAATGATCTTACAAAAAACAAGAAAACTGAGTGGGAGGAAAACCAAGGAAGCAACAAAGTAAGGTATGAAGGTACAGACAGCCCAGCTCAAAAAGATAAAGACGGAAATCCTATTCCCGGCACAAGCGGGAGAGAGCAATTTGCCGCTGCGGTCATTAGTGACCCAAAAGCATACAAGCACTTTGTCGATGAAATGAACAATCCGGTAAATGCTCCACTGACCCGCCAAGCATATCTACAGTCAGATAAAATTTTGCAGGAAACAGGCAGATATGTAAAGCCCGAAGAGATATATGCTAGTTATAGAATAAAACCGTGGATGACTAAGGCATATAAAAATTCTCATGAAGATGCTGACATAGCGGCAAACAGAAAAGTAGCAGTTCATGCAGCCAATAAAGGTTTAGATCAGCAGAAGGAAGAAGAACTTGGAATAGCTCAATACCATAGAGTACAAAACTCTTTGGCTGGCAGGGGGGAGACGTATCAGGATGAACAGGGCAATACAATTGCCGCTGATCTTACTGGCGAGAAAGTAGGCATATGGCTGAATGCAGAAGGTCGCCAAGTTCCAGAGTATATTACTAAGGTGGACGTGAGTAATCCTGATCGGATAAAGGTCTATACAAACCTGAGTGAAGAAGCATTTAAAAAGAAAAAAACACCAGATCCATTTGTAGAAATGCCAAAAAGCAAGTTCATACAAGATTATATGTCTCCGATATTAAAAAACAACGGATCAAAAGACGTGTCTTCTTCTTGGAAAGGAGTAGAAAAAGCAGGCAAGAAAGAGTTTGAGCCAGGTATGGGGTATAACAACAAAAAATATGTTGAAAACACATATGGTCCCCAAGTACTAGCGCCGGACGCAAAAGTAGAGTCTTCCATAGAAGGAGCGAATAACTCACCAAGTGTGATTCAACGTGCAGCAAGTCTTATCAAAAAGGCAAGTACATATATACCTGGCAATAGCAAGCCAGCTACTCCGGCAAAAGCAACGACTCAAGCAGAGTTTGATTCTCAATGGAAGGTGGCCAAACCAGGTGATAAAGTAATGGGCCCCGATGGTATCATGTATATCAAAAAGAAAAATAAGTAATGCCAAACGACAAAAATAAATTCGTACCACCATCTGATGCCGAAGTAGAAACTACGGCTAAGAATAGCTTTGTGCCACCATCCGATGCAGAGGTCACAAATGAAAAAAAAAATTCTGGTCCCGAAGTTTCTTCTCAGCCTATAAAAAAACAATCTTCTCAGCCCTCTCAAGGTGGATACGAGTGGAGTGGTAGTGCAAATCAATCTCTGCCGATCGGCACAAAAAATAAACCGGTAATACCGGAAAAAGCGCAGAAAACTTTGGATAACTATGCTGAAAAGCAAAAAAAAGAGGAAAAAGCAAAAGTCCCCGTTGAGACCGCAGTTGAGACCGCAATGGCAGAAACTAGAAAGTTTCTTAACAACCCAGAGACTCAAAAAACAGCTAATGAGTCATTGGATAAGATAGTCACTACTTCTCAAGCAATAGAGGCAATTGGCAAGGAGCCACAACTGCAGGCTATCAATAATTTGATGGAACAATATGACAAAGCCTCTGACCCAAAAAGAAAAGAGATTTTGAAAGCTCAGATTGATGACATAAGAAAGCAACGAATAGCTGACGCAGCTTTGCAATCTTATGGGACGCCGCAATATGAGCCAACTGCAACTGTAAATGGGAACCCAGAACAAGCGATCAAGGAAACTATTTATGACAGGGCAAAAAGGGCTGGACTACCGGATAATGCTACTGTAGGAGATCTTTTTGATAAACAAGTTCAATATTATAAGGACCGAAATGAAGCACATGAAAAGTATCAGGCAGTAACTCAAGCTATGCAGGCTTCAATTAAAGCGTATCAAAATACGGTAGGATTTGTCCCGGATAAAGATGGCGTGAAAGTATATTCAGTAGAAGGGGATAACCCTATTGAATGGGGCAAAAATATGACCGGTGCATTTCTTCACGGCGCAGGTGGTGCGCTCGATGATATGAAGCTAATGTTTGATGGACTTAGTATGAATGATAGCCAGCTTGCTACTGAGCTGAGGCGTAAACAGATCATGGAAATGTATCTGGAACCTACAGAGTCAAAAGGCATTTTGGCAAAGTCTTCTGAAGTGCTTGGCGGGGTAGCGCCACTGGCAGCCGGCATGGTATTGGGGGCTTCTACTGGTCTTCCTGAAGCAATGATTGGCGCTACCCTCATGGGAGCCCAAGGCAGCGGCCAAGGTCTATATAAGGGCTATGTTGAAGCAAAGAATAAAGGGATGTCCGATAAGGATGCTATAGCCTATGCCAAAGATATAGCTTTGAAAGAAGGAGGAACCCAAGCGGTCATAGGCGCATTGATGCCCGGAGTCTCAGGCAAGCTTGAGTCACTTGTTTTGCCAGAAACGGAATATGCAGCATTGAAACAATTCCTACTAAGTGGCGCTGGTACCAGTAGCATATTTGGCGCCGGTCAAGTGGTGCAAAATTTATTGGAAGGCAAAGACCCGACTACTGATGTAGAAAAAGCGGTATATTCTGGTGCTTTTCTGCATGTACTTACTGGCATGGTATCATCTGGATTGAAACTACCAAAGAATATTAAAGATATATACGATGTCGCAATAGCCAGAAGACTTCCAGAAATAGAGCAGCCAATCAATGATGGTATAAAAGCTGGAACTATTGATTATGCTCAAGGAATGAAAGTATTGAACGACGCAAAACAGACATCTGAAATTATAAAAAAACTTCCTCCTGACTGGACCGCAGAGGAACTTATGGTTGCAAAACCATATCAGGAAAAAATTGATCAGCTACACACCTCTTTGAAGCTGGCAAACAGTGAAGCAGTTAAAACAGACATTCAAAATAAAATAGACCAAGCTGGCCAGGATATGATTCAAGCGGTCGGACAGCACCGAACAGAACGCGAAAGCCTAAAAGTAGAAAAAGGCAAAACCCTTTTGAAAGATGATGAATTATTATCAGCCTATGTAGATTCTGAGCCTACTTTATCAAAAGAGCGGGAAGATATAGCAGGAATGAAAGACGACGAGTTACGAAAACAACGCCTAGAATCATTCAAGGAAAAGGCAGCTGATCTTATGCCAGAAAAGTTTGTCGATGACTTTACTGAAAAAAAAGATGCAGAAGAGGAAAAGGCAGCAGAAAAAGTTAAAGAACGTGCCGAGACCCCTGCGCAAGAAGCAAGCGAGCCAGTGCAGGAAAAATCAGAAGAGCCAAGAAAATCCGAGACCGAGAAAACTGATAATCCAGTAAAACAAGAGATAAAACCAGCCGAGGAACCGTATAGCCCAGCGCGCGTCAAAGAAATCAAGTCTAAACTTAAAAGGGCTACTAAAAAGTACGAAGACACCAATGCCGCATTAGAAAAGAATGGCGGTCAGGCACAAATTGATATTTTTGGGAATCGAGAAGGCGACAAACAATTATTCGATGATAATCTCAGCGAGCAAAGAAAAATAGTAGAGGGCCATCGCAAGAAAATGGTGGAGCTGCAGACGGAGATAGATCGTATGGAAAGTAAAAAGCCAGACGAGCAATTACCTGGTCAACAAGAAATCTTCAATGGTGGAAAAGAGCAAAAAGAAAGTAATAAACAGCTCACAGCGGCAGAGCCAGATACTCCGCGTCAAATGATACTACAGTATTTTGCTAGTGGCGGCCGTATCCATACTGACAGCATGAGGTCGGAAACAGGCTTTGGCGCTGCAGATAGGGATGGCGCTATGCGGGCGCGTGAAGAGTTAAATAAGCGCATCTGGGCACATAGTAAAGACGCGCCGGTAATGGATGACCTTGTGCAGCAGTTTAAGCGCCACTGGGAATCAGAACATGGGGGACAGCTAGACGATCAAGAGATCAGGGCAGAAATTAACGATGTACTTACCGGGCACGAAGGGAAATCCTCAATGTTAAGTGAATTGCAAAAGGACTTTGAGCATGAAAATGGCTCGATAATGAACACCAGACAGGAACGGGCAGACTATCAGTTTGAGAAATATGCGGCAAAGTATATTCCAGAAGAATTTATGAAGGAAGCCGAGGCCGAATACGCTAAAGCTGACGAAGCGATCCAAAAACAAATGGAGTCCGCAGATAACGATTGGTGGGATAGTTTGTCTGAGGAAGAAAAAAATTCTATATTTGATGATTATGAGAGGGCAAAGTCACAAGAAGTTTTGGGATCGTCTGTCGCCGGTGCAGAAAAGAGCAATAGCGAAAAATCATCGGGACAAGGAACCCAAAATGAAAACTCCGAAACTAAATCAGAAACCGACGGACAGAAGCAAACAGGTGAAGTCGATACTGGCAAGGGACGAAGCAAATCTGAAACGAATAGCGAAGAACCGGACATAAAAAAAACCGATATCACACGCGAAAAAGTTTCTGAAGCTTTGGAGGAACTTACGCGATCACTAGGTGGTATTCTTGATATATCAGCAGAAAAAAAACCAGAGGTAATTGCCGCGCTCTACAAAGCGGCAAAAGCAATTGTAGAGCATACCGGCGCAACAATCGAAGAAGCTATTTCTACTGTCCTGCAGAAGCTTAAAGACAAATATGGAGACAAGATTACCGAAGACGAAATAAAAGGGCTTGACAGCGATCTTAGGTCTGAATTCAGAGATGATGAAGACACACGAAAAACAGGGGCCAGAAAAGAGCTGACTGAAAAAGAGCTTGATGACCTAGGATTAGACCCAGTTGAAAAAGACGCTGTGCGCAGACGTCCAGATACATTTGCTAAGGCAAAACACGATGTAGAGATCGGTGATTTTAATGTAGGAAAGTTTATTGGCGACCGAATTGGAGAAATCAATGATGGCAAGCAAATACACTTGACTGACTACGAAACTGATGCCTTAGTATATCATAAGGCTAAATTGCTTAATTTCTCTCATGAGATTACCAAAGATATAGCAGAGGCAAAATCTAAAGGTGATGAAGCTGGTCAAAAAGAAGGCTGGCAAAAACTAGCCGTAATAAACGATGAATTTTCGGATACAGCAAAAGTGCTTAAACGCGGGTTGTCTACTGCGGGCCGCACTTTAAGATCGGCAAAAGACGAAATAGCTTCTGACTATACTTTCTTAGGTCAAATGGCTCAAATCAAGGCTGAACATGATACTGTATCTCCAGATACAGAAAAAGTAATTTTTGAGCAAACTACCAAGATAAAAGAGCTTCAAAAAGAATTAGATGATCTGCAAAAACGCCGCAAAGCAAAAAGCGATGGCGACACAGTAGAGCAAACAAAAAAATCTGTCAGAGGCAATCGTATTCGATCTAAAGAAGACATACAGGCAGAGCGAAAAGAAATTGTAAGTAAGATCAAAGAGAGGACTGCGGCACTACTTCATAAAGCGGCGACCGCTTCAGGTGCAGCAAAATCCTTGGCAATGGATGACGAAACGACTTCGGATATTGCCAAGGAAATAGCGCCATTGGTTTATGACCTCTTCAAAGGATACGTAGAGGAAGCTCTCGGCGATGCCAAAGGAGCCGCCGCTAAAATTGAACTGCCTGAGATTGTTGAAAAAATAAAGAATGAGCTGGCTGATGTAAAAGACCTAAGCGAGCGCCATATTCGCGATGCTATCAGTGGATACGGAAAGATTAAAGAAACTCGTACCAAAACTGAGCTACAATCACAGGTAGAGAGGCTGAAAAAAGAAGCTAAAGAGCTGTCTATAAAGGAAGATGTAAAATCAGGCGATATTTACCCACCGGAGGATACAAGGATTCTAAAAAATATAGAAGCTCAAATCCGTAAATTGCAGGATAAAATAAATGCCGGAGATTTTTCTAAAACCAGTTCTCGGGAAATACCAGAAATAGCTAAATCTGCAAAAGAAGCACTAGATACTCTAAGAAAAGCATATAAGGATGCAGAATATCAGGCTGTAAAAGATGCGAAAATAAAGGACCCGCGTGATCAGGCTGCTATTCAGAGGATGACAAAGCAGATTGAAGACTTGGCTAAATCTATAGAGGCAATAGATAAAGGAACCTATGTAGAATCTGGCAAGAAAATGCCGGTTGTTCTTTCAGCAGAAGGCCAAAAAATAAAAGAGGCACTTGACCAAAGTAAAGAAGAATTTAAAAATAGGAAAGCCGCTGCTATCGAAGCAGGCGAACTTCCAGATCCAAGAGGTAAGGCAAAACTAACAAGGCTCAAAAATACTATTGGCAAGATCGAAGAGAAAATAAAGAACGGTGATTACAGTAAAGAGGAGCGTAAACCTCCCGTGCCGCTGACACCAGAAATGCACCAGATACAGGCTAAAATAAATGCAGCAAAAGACAAGATTGATCTTGAAAGAGCAAAGCTTGATTATGCTGCAAAACCCGGGTGGCAAAAGGCGGTCGATTGGATTCCTCGTTTGAATAGATTCAATATTCTTACAAGCCCGAAAATTATAGGAAAGCTGATTGCTGCCGGTGCTTGGCAGCTTAGTGTTACTCCTTTGCGTAAATCAATTCAAACTGGATTGGGTAAAACAGTGCTCAAAAGTGTGGCAGAAAAGGCGCCAACTGAAGGCCGTTTAAGTGTAAAGCAGTTAGCAGAAAATTACAATCAGTTAATGAAAAAAGCTTTTTATAAAGACATACCGAATACATTTAAAGAAGGGAAAAGCGAAATCTATGGATTTGGTACAGAAAGGAAAAGCATTCCTACTGAACCAACACATTTTACCGATTATGTAAATAACAGCCACGCGGTTGCCAAATTGTTGCCTTTCCGATCAGAGTACTATGCATCTCGTCAAGCGGCCACAGAATATGCAATAAGACAAGGGTGGGACCTGAATGATTTGGCTACGGAAAATACCATTCATACATTGGCGTTGGATAATGCAGAAAGGAATATTTTTAAGAGTCCAAATGCTGTCAGTAAGAAATATCAAGGCATGATAGACAACCTTAAAACAACTGGTACTATTGGCTATATGGCAGCTACAGCCCTTGATGTAATATTCCCTGTAAAAACTATCCCCCTGAACATCATGAAGGATTTGAGTTCGTATGTAGGTGGTGGTGCGGCAGCGTATGGGCGGGTAAAAAAGGTAGGTGGCGTAGAACATCTGAGCGCTGAGGATGCTGACTACGTAATGCGTAATGCTGGGAAAAATATTGTGGGTGCTATAGGCATAGCCGCAGCCTACGGATTGGCCAGTAGTGCTTTTGGCGGTCTCTATCATAAAGGCGATGTAATTCATGCAGACGATCAGGAAAAAGAGTCATACCGTGTAACTGTTGCCGGAAAAGAAATTGACGTCCCAGCTTGGGCGCTTCACCATCCAGTTATCATTGGTACCATGATTGGCGCAGATGTCAAGAAACAAATGCAAGATGGAGAGAAGGAAATGAAACATGTAGATTTGTCAACGGCAATAGGAAAATCTACCATTTCGGTACTGGAGTCTATTCCATTCCTAAGTGGTCCGGCGAATCTATTTGAGGCAGCCAGAGATAAAAAAGATCCTGCTCACAAACTCAATATTTGGGCAGCCAAGGAAGTGAGAAATATTGCGGAACCGTCAGTTGTTCAGCACTATGCTAAAGAGCATGACGTTGATGAATTTGGGAACAAAATTCGTCGAAAAGAAGATAGTTTTACTGATGTTATGAAAGCCGGTATTCCAAAATTACGCCAGACTCTTCCCGAAAGTATGAATTTGTATTACAAGGATAAAGTCAATAAAAATATTCGTGATTTTGCGGCTCAAAATCCTGATGCAGATCAAGAACAAATTATAAATCACTATGAAGAAAACATGCCTGACAAATATAAATCTGGCGCTGGTCTCACAAAAAAGAAAGTGAAAAATATGGCCGATGAAGCACGTTTGGGGGATGATCAAATACACTTCAAACGCATGAAGGCAGCCGAGCAAGCAGATATGTGGAAGAAGCTTACTCCAGATCAAAAAGAAAGGTATAAAGAACTGCTTCATAAAAGCAATAAAGGGCTCACAGACGAAGACTAAAAAAATAAATTTGGTAATCTCAAAAAATATCTATTTTTGTGCAACCTAAAGAAAACAACCTATGACATTTCAACTCCCACTGAATAACGGCAGCCTGGTACTTTTAGCAATCAATGGTTCATTGGTTTCTAATATTCCTGCAGAATCAATCAATACGGAAAAAATCATAAGCGTGCAAACTGGTGTACTGTCTATTGACAATACAAATACGCCTACACTGCGTGTGATTTACTGGGGCTCAAATGCGACTCCTGACACATATGACTTCGAAGCAAGATTTACTGACACAGCCGCTACCGCTGGTTTTACTGCGGCAGTGTCGGCCACAGCGGGGGATAAAGTGATAGTAACCGTAGATGGAGTTGCCTACAATTACATATGTGCAGGTGGTGAAACCCCGGCGGCAATAAGAACGGCAGTGACAGCACTTTTGAATGCCAATACTCAAGGCTTTACTCAAACTTCGACTTTGGTTGGCAGAGCAATTCTCTATACACTTCATGGACCGGCTGGAAGCACATCATACTGGAATGGTAAGGTGGTGAACGTTTCTTTTGGCCCCAATACCGGCCCTACATTTTCTGTTGCAGTGAATACCAACTTTACTGGTGGCGAGGGTGCAGCAGAGCAGATGCAAGCCTTTCTTACTGATCAGACAATCAGTAGCCCGCTTGTCCCATTCACCGGAGTTCTTGTGAATGGAGATAACAAGGTATCAAAAGGACCAAGCATCATGCTAAACCAGCTGTGGGTGGTAAGCAAAACATATGATGGCACAAGCACCACAAAAATCATTTATGATTCACCATTGCTTCTCCCGACTTCGTATGTAGTGAGTGGCAGCCAAATAGCATAATAATGGAGATAATCAGGACCATAGCCAACGGAAAAGATAGCGTGCCACATGCAGTGGTAACTACTTCTGGCACCTTTACGGGGACCGGGCGCCGACTGGCGTATGCTGGTAGCGATGATCTTAGATTGCTGCTTAACAAATATGCTAACGTATGGCTGTTCTTTCCGACTGCCGGACTTTTGGTTAGAGTACACTCTTACAGTGCAAACGTAGTTTGGTTGACACCCGGCACCAATATCACTCTTTCTGGAGCTGAGACTGGTAATGTGGTAGAGGGGCTTTTAGTTTCATACCAACTGGAAAATGTCGGTAACGGATCCGCGTATGTGAATGGACAAAATCTAAATGCAGGCTTTCCTTTGAACATGCGGATAAGGGAGGGCGTGCATGATCTTCCGAAAACACTAGATCCAGTATTGGTAGACACTAGCAGCGGTACCTCTGTTCGTGTCGTAGAACAACGATAAAATTTAAAGTCTATGAAATATCTCAAGGCCATACTATTTACATTTGGTTTGGCAATATCCATATTGTCATCAGCGCAGCAACACATATACACCGTTCAAGATAGCGCTGCATACGTAGTTTTTTACGATACAACCTCTCACATTCGCACTGCGGAACCCAAAAACTCGATGGGCATAAATGCTACCTCTTCATACATTTCAGTTTATACAACGGCAAACAGATATTTGATTGCTGACTGGAATTATCTCACAGTAGTGAATATAGCTCCAAACATCGATAGCGCTAGAAAGTTGCTCTATAATATTTGCTTTAGGATTGATTCCGGCACTGGGGGGCTTATGCTAAACTATGATCCTACTACGTTTTTAAATGGACAAGGTGCATGGGCTGTGCCTGCGGGTTCAAAGTATTGGTCACAAAGTGGCTCTGATACATGGCTTACGGATACAACTAAAAATTTAGGTATAGGTACAGCATACCCATTATCAAGATTAGATGTACATGGAATGCATTTATTTACTGATATGGTTAATAATATTACGAATGGTGTATTCCCTAATGAATATACAGGTAACGTAACATATCAAATCGTCCAAAAAGATGGGAATCTACGTTATGGATATATGAATAATGTGGTTGGGTTTGATGACCCTTCTGATCATGAAAATTTAATCTATTGTTTTGATGTATCATCTAATAAAGGGTCTGGTATAAGCGCAGCTTATGATACTACACAAGGAGATTTTTATGTCAATCTATTTGTAGATGACCCAAGTCCACACTCACCACAAATATGGATAAAAAGAAATAGACCCTTTGCAGTTGACCCAGGACTTGGATTTGCATTTATAATCGACTCAGATGGACATACTAATATAATAGATGGAACACAAGGCTCAGGTTATGTATTTACCTCCGATGCCAATGGGAAGGGTACATGGCAGCCTCAAATGCGTCAGGGAGCAGATCAACAGACCGCAGGCGTAGCTCAAACTATATTCTCTATATCTCATACTCCATCGGGATCAGTACAGATGTTTGTAAATGGACTAGCTATTGATATAACTACTTACTCAAATAGTGGTTCTTCTATTACCTATACAGGAACTACACTAATAGGAACTGAGCGAGTCACATTTTTCTACATCTATTAAATACCCATAATATGAAAATAGGATTAGACCAAATAGGTGTACCTGCACCGCTTCTTCTACGTAGAGCAGTCAATGGTTTCATAGCCATACTGCAGCCAGCTACGACCACCATAATCATGGGCATACCAGACGATATGATTAGCAAGGAAGCCAAGGTGCTACTGCTTGCGCTATCCTCATATATAGGTACTTTTTTCAAATGGATAGAGTACGTGATAGGAACCGACCCTGCCACTATTGAATCAGTAAAAGAAGGTGAACCGAAATGACAACAAGGAAAAATAATTCTACAAGTAAAATCGAGCTGCCAGAAGTGCCGCATTGGATTCACAGATTGCTTTCTTACGCTGGCGGTATAGTAATGCTGTACATGATGGCAGCTGTATATAATACCGTTACTTCTGATCATGAAAAAGTCGTAGATCATCAAGCCAGAATTATGATAATAGAAAAGAAAGTTGGTTTGGCGTATATTAATCGACACTTTAAATTGCCAGCTACTATTGACTCGTCCTCTTCAAATGTGGACTCTTCTTGCTGGATTTGCGAAATGATATTGCCCGAGCAACCGTCTAAAAAAAAGAAATAAAAAACTGGTAAGTGCTTTTGGCAATTCAAAAGAAATAAATACATTTGCTCTACATATCTGATAAATATTAATTGTGGAGTATTTAAAAGCATTAACTAATTGACGGTAAAACGTCATAATTGCTCGGACTTCGCCACAATCGTTGTCCGAGCTTTTTATTTTATGGAAAAAGTAAATAGTCTTTCTTTAGATCAGGAAGCGCAAATGAAATCATGCGCAATCAAAACTTTAGCGAATGTATTTGAATACGAATTTTATAAAAATTCTAGCCACGCCAAGGCTATTGATTCATTTCATAGGTTGTATCAACTATGCAAGTTAGATGCCCCAATTGTTCTATTATTAGAATCCCCATTAGCTTGTCAATACGCAGCTTCGCTTTTGAAGGCTCAGGTCGGGGCTCAGGTCAGGGCTCAGGTCGGGGCTCAGGTCAGGGCTCAGGTCAGGGATCAGGTCGGGGCTCAGGTCTGGGATCAGGTCTGGGATCAGGTCGGGGCTCAGGTCTGGGATCAGGTCTGGGATCAGGTCGGGGCTCAGGTCTGGGATCAGGTCTGGGATCAGGTCGGGGATCAGGTCGGGGATCAGGTCTGGGATCAGGTCTGGGCTCAGGTCTGGGCTCAGGTCAGGGCTCAGGTCGGGGCTCAGGTCAGGGATCAGGTCTGGGATCAGGTCAGGGATCAGGTCTGGGATCAGGTCAGGGATCAGGTCGGGGATCAGGTCAGGGCTCAGGTCGGGGCTCAGGTCAGGGATCAGGTCAGGGATCAGTATAAAACGTTTGCTATATATGGGAATTCATCAGATTTAGGATGGACTTCATTTTATAGTTTTTTTAAGGACAGCTGTGGTATCGCGCTTGATAAGTATAATGAGTTAAAAATGATAAGAGATTGTGCTGAGCAATCATTTCTATGTATTCAATTACAAGGACTATGTATTGTAAGCAAGTATCCAAATTCTATAAAAAGAGACGAAGAAAATAGGCTTCATTGTATTAATGGGTATGCTGTTCAATTTTCTGATGGTTATGGTCAATATTATATTCACGGAAGAGCAATGCCGTCTTGGATATTTGCTCCATTTACAAAAGAGCAATTTATCTCGGAAACTAATGAAGATGTTAAAGCTGGAATGTATGAAGTAATTGAGGGTCAAGGAGAGGGTTCAATGCTCTCATTCTTGGGAGCAGGAATTGTTCATGAACAAACTTTTGTTCATGCGAATGGTGATACCGAGTTGATGCAACTTTATAAAACCGAAGACTATTTCGACGAGGAAGAGGATTTAAATGGGAATTCAGGAGTTCCTTTGTGCTGGTTGAAATTGACCTGCCCTTCAACAATGGCTACATATCTGATTCCTTCTGATTCATCATTCCAAACATGCGAGGAAGCTGCGAAGTATGCAAGACCGGATTATGTATCTAAAGAAGTACCTTATAAATGGTTTTCAAGAAGTTAAAAATAAATTATGACAGAGCAGGAAATAAAGGATACTGTTTAAAAACAGGTCGCAGAAAATATAAAAGAGGCACTAATGCCATCCATTACTCGGTTAGTATTATTAAATGCCATGACAGGAAGTAAGGTGAACCTTAAAGAAGTATTCAACGGAAATTTAAATAAAAAACAATGAAAAAAAACGAAATTAACTACACGGGAGTAAATGCGCATCAAGGCGATGTTCAAATGTTTCAAATAACTGGCATTCCTGAGTGTTGGGAGAAGTCAGCTAAGACTTTCTTTGCTAAGTCTGAAAAATCAGGACACGCTCATGCTTTATGCGGAGACTACCAGCTTTTTAAGCACAAAGAGCAAACCGACACCTTTATAATAAAGGTAGGCACAGATGGAGCAACCCTAAACCATACAGGTTATGCAAACCTGACTCCCGAGTATTGGGATAAAAATCAAGTAATGCCAATTGCTGATCATAAACCTACTACTTTGGCAGAAGGAATATATTTGGTTGGCATCCAAAAAAGAAAAAAGCATTTCAGTAAAGTGTGGGAGCAAGTCAGAGACTAGGGTTTTGACTTTAAATGCTAGAAAAGGCTCTCAAATTGAGGGCTTTTTCTATTTTTGCATATGCAACTTAATCAACTTACACAGAAAGGCCTTTCAGAGTTTGGATTCTACACTGGGGCAATTGACGGCGTGATAGGACCATTGACGCAATTGGCTATCTCGGATATGTTAGCAAAGATTACAAAGGTGTTCAATGATAAAGGGTACGTCTCTTCGGGAGACTATGAACTAATCGGCATAAGAATGGATGATGCCTACACAAACCAATTTACGGATTGGGGTATAATCATACATGGATGTTCTCTATCGATGTTTTCTATGAGTACAAAGCCTGGTGCGCAATATTTCCTCAACGAACAGTATATCGATAGTGTAAAGGGATGCGCTTGTCTCGTGGAAGGACAATATCCCCATGTATGGCGTCTATCAAACACTGGATGGTCTAAGATGCCGTTCTTGGCTCAAGTAGCTCCTATGACCGTATATAGAGATTCTGATCGTGATTACATATTGGATCGCGTAGGAATGAATACCGGTATGTTCGGAATCAATTTCCATTCTTGGGCTGGTTTTTTTATGAAGTTCGTACAAAACTTATCGGCTGGGTGCCAAGTAACACAGGCTGATGTTCATGATCAAATTCGGCCATACATAGAACTGATGGCAAAAACGGGAGATATAACTTATACACTTCTTCACTTCAACGATTTCAAATAATGTACGATCCTACTTTAATTTTTAAATGGCTTGATGATCTTGCATTGCTCGGGGAAAAACTGAGCCCAGCTATCAATGCTTGGATTCAAACACAAATTCCTTTAGTCAAACAGCGGGTAATCAATAAAAAAATGAGAAGATGCGTTCGTCATTGCAGAAAGATGAAATTCGGCGCTGACCAAGTAGCAAAGCAGGTTGATCTTGATTTTATGGATTTGAGCGATACGCAACGCGGAGATATCATTTCCTTGATAGATTTTCAGCTTTTCGGGAAATAATATATCTTTACGGTCCAATTATTATAAACAAAAACAAAATCAACTTTATGTCACAAGTTACACTTACAGACAAAGAAAAATCTCTCGCGGGCAAAATTGCTCTTTTCCTGATCACACTCCTGAAGTTTCTCGGCGTTCAATCTGCGCTTGATGTGCTTGACGAAATAGTACTGCAAGCAAAAACGGTTGAAGCTGCTCCGGCACCGGCGCTGAAAGACGTCGGCGACACTCTGCTCGATGCGCTCGCCACTGGAGGTACTCTTATTCCAGATGTAAATACTCAAACCGTATTTGAAAAATGGGTGGGTATTATAAAAGGGGCGTGGGATGCAATAGAAGGCGGCTCAGGTCCTCTTCTTGCATTGATCAAAGGCCTGATTTCTGGTCATGAAGCAAAAAAGAAAGCGCAGGCAGCCAATGCCTAAAAAGCCTGTCGAATGATAGTACACTAGAGCCCTCGGATTTTCCGGGGGGGGGTTTTATTTCAGAAATATCCATAGATTTGTATCACAAGCGAAACAAGATATGACATTTGATACAGATAAATTCTCTGCGGATTTAGTGACTTTTAGAAAGGCACAGGGGTTATCGCTGCGAGCAGCGATAACCAAGGCGGGGTTAAGTGCTGCGACATTGAGCCGTCTGGAGAGGTGGACAAAACCTGACGTGGAAAGTTTTGCGTGCATCTGTAAATGGATAGGTAAATCAATGGATACGTATTTTCATCAAATAAAAAATAGTTGCCGTTTTTTATATATGCCACAGGTTGTTCTATTCCCAACGACAGTAGAAAAATATATTTCTACTGTTAAGTCTAATACTGGGCTTGTTTTTCACATTTTCGAACCAACAAATTCATAAATTTTGTTGATGGTGGGTGGAGAAATAGGATATTCAGATAATATGACACGTGAAGATGTGCGCGGTGGTAAAGAGCTGGAAGCAAAACCAAAATGTAGCGATTGTAGCCGGCGCGGGCCAGTGATCAGGCTGAACGGTAAACAGCTTTGTCCAGTTCATTTCAAAATTGAATTTGACAAAGCGAAGCAATGACACAAAGGGAGATGTATGTACAATCAGTGCGGGAGCTGGCAATAGCCGAAGTTCTACTGCGTCATACGAAAAAGTTGAAGCGCCCAGCAAAAAGCGCTTTCTGTGAAGGGGAATTCAATAGAAAAAAAGTAGAAATAATTAATCGGTGCAGCACGTTTGTAAAACGCAAGGAAGCAAAGTGTATTCGCAATGTTCGTTTAAAATGGGATAAATGAAAAAGATATTTTCGAAATGAGTACTTGGACTCAAGAACATATAAACAACCTAAATAGAAAAGGGTTTAAAACGTCTTCGACTCCGTCCAAGGCAATCATTCAGGATGCAGCTGGTAATGACGTCAGTAAGGCTGTAAAAGCTCGGCAGGGTAAGAAAATTTCTCACAATGAATCTCAGCTTCAGCAAGGTTGTGTAAAATGGTTTTCGCTCGCATATCCTCAGTTTTCCAAATTACTTTTTGCGGTACCGAACGGAGGGCGCCGGGACGGTCGAGAAGCGAAAACTTTGCAGTCTGAGGGAGTTGTTTCGGGTGTCGCAGATCTGGTTTTCGCCAGAGCTACGAAGCATTATCATGGGCTCTTTATCGAAATGAAGGTTGGGAAAAATAAGCAAAGTGACGAGCAGATTATATTTCAGGCAGCAGTACAAGCGCAGCAGTATCGGTACGAAGTGATTTATGACTTTGACTCTTTCAAAGCACTGATTGAGCAGCACATTGCTGAGTCTATGGCATAAAAAAAGCCCCCTCTCGGGAGCTTCTGGATTTCATTGTAGCGATAACTGTGATAAAAAGTAAATTCCTCCAATGGCAATAGTCAGATAGATTATGATTTGTCCTATCCAGTAATTTACGTCAATGCCGGAGAAGTCCCATAGCATGTCAAGAAATAGATCAGTCAGCGGGTCGGTATGTTTTTTCATGTTGCTAAATTTTGATGTTTTTGAAATTGAGTAAACAAATATTCTCCATAACATTCTACCAGGCTTTGCGCGGTGATGTGCTGAAATCAGGGGAAGAATTACCATTAAAATAGCTGAATAAATAAACAATAGTATCAACGTTCCATCCATTGCCCAAAGATTTGTAACGTTGAGTAGAAGAAATACCTTCTGTATAGTTGTCGGGGATTGTTTGTACCCTTTCTGCCTCTATCTCAGTCAATCTTCGAATCCGCTGTTTATATTCAACGTGATTATTGTGTTCCCAGCTACTTGTTGTCAATAATGGGGATTTGTCAGTGAATTGTCCACCTTTATTAAAACCTCTTTTACGCTGATGTATTATTGGAGTATCAACTAAATAAAGACCTGTTTTCGCTCCTCCTCCTCCTCCTAATGCAGATAGGCAAGAACTTTTACCCCTGATGGAATAAACTCTTCCTGCAACGGAATTATGACCATTATCATAGATGTTTCCCAGTTCAATCATACCCTTTTCTTGTATAGCGGGGCTCCTATGATCCGTACTAAGGCAGGGTGCTTTCCCAATCGTGTCATAGACACGATTGGGCTGATATGGTTGCTTGCCTCCGCTTTCTGTACTTACATTTATCTGAATGATCTCATTGATTCCCTTTTCTACTACATAATTATCTTTCGCTACACTGGTAAGACAATTTGTCTTACCATCTGCCCGTGCTTCGAGGTATTGTTCGGTATTTAATCCTGCTTCACGGCTCTTGGGATTTTCCGGATTTCTGCCACGGGATGCAGCGCATGTTACTTCTATTGCATTATATGTAACTCCTTTATGATAATTTGCGCAAAGACACATTCCTTTGTCGTTTTCTTCATGTTTAAGAAAACGACTGTTCATCTCTGTTCTTTTGAGATAATTCAACGCTTTATCGGACAGATAAAACTTCTCGTCTACATTGGTTTGAAGAATATCTTTGAGATAAATGCCTCTATCTTTTGGCTGAGTAATAATTGATGCCATATCTCCGAATAGTCCCTTTGGCTCAAGTCCTAAATTCGTCCAGTATATTCTTGGTCTTGACTGAGCTGAAACCAAAGCTGAATTTATGTGAATTCCATTTACTCCTATTGCTCTGCTTAAAACTTTCTCCCACTTATCGCCCATTTCAACGTTCTCTAAGAAAAATATCACATTGGGATTGTATATGCGTATGTCGGTCAAGATGCGCATGTATTCCCAAAATAAATAGGACTGACCTTCAAATTCATAATTTTGAGACTTGAGATCAAGATAATGGTCAAGGGTAAGGATTTCAATTGCATCCGTAGTTGACATTCCTTTTCTTTTACCGGCAAAGCTGAAACTTTGGCAAGGCGATCCACCCATATACCAATCAATAGGCGGTAGTTTGCTGACATCAACATCAACTACGGATCCCAACTGAATAGTATTAGGAAAGTTTTTTTGAGTGACTTTAATGGCATGTTTATCTATTTCGCTGGCAAAGTATTTTTCATACTTTATTCCCGCTTGATTAAGTGCAATTTGCCCACAACTTATTCCGTCAAAAACAGAAAGAACGTTATTTACTTGTCTCATTATGTTAATTTAAATTTTGAATATTTTTTTTCATTCGTTCCAGTAGGATTGTATCGCAGATAAAGTAAATACCCTGCAAGAAAAACCAACGGGGTTTTATTCCTTGCTGCTCTAACTCATACCATTTTTGGTAAAAGGCAGATAACGAGTCTGTGGTTAGGTATATCATACTATTCGTCTTCTGAGAATACGTTAGCAGATTTGTGTTGGTTGTGATCTATACTGTCACTTTCTGCATCTGGATCTTCCGACTGTTTTACTTGTTTTTTTGGACGACTAGCAAGACAAGCTTCAGTAATAACTACATGGGTGCTTTTAACTCTTGCTTTTGCAATATCAAGTCTAATCGGTACGATTTCTTCTGTCTCGATATTGACTTCGATTGAAAGCACATGAGGTTTTAATGCCGCTTCGATAATCTTTGCAATTGATGTTTTTCCAGTAGCATTTTTCCCTGCTACTATAATTGTAACGTTCTTTTCCATTTTATGCCTCCTCGATCATTTTTGTAAGTGATACAATAATTTTATTGAGCTTTTCTACCAGAGTAGCGTTGGTACTATACCTGACCTCTTTTTGATCTCTTTGGTTCTGTACAACCTTGCATGTTCTCAGGATGGACAAGTGATTAGAGCACTCAGATTGCCCCATCTTGAGAGCCGTATATATGCCCGTGACGCTTGAGTTTGGGTTCTTTTCAAGCCATTCCATTATTTTCTGTCTGTCGGGGTGCTTAATAGCTCTTATTGTTTTTTCTGCCACTGATAGGGCGCGTAGGTCAAATAGATTTTTCATTTCCGGTGATGTTGGTTTTAATTGATGATAAAATTTCGTTTAGTATTAAAAGTTTTGAGCTTTTATGAACTGGCTGCACACATGTCTTCTCTTTGATAATTCTGTCTACATGTTGTATGAGGCAGTGAATAGCTTCGGATTTTTGATGTGTGGTCAGCTTTTTCATATTATGGCTTGTAGTTCAAATTCCCAGTCTTTTAGCATTGATATGGCGTCTGGAATTCTATTGTTTTGTAAATGGCAAATAATTTTTTGAGTGAATACTATATCTATTTTTGCCTGTTTGCGTAAAACAGATTTAGAAAATTCCAATAGGGGATAATCTAATTCTTCCCAGTTGGCATTTGTTTCCAAAATATCAATGTTTTTTTTGACTTTTTCGTCTAATAATTCCATGTTTTTAGAATTTTAGGTTAGGAAATTTTTGTGTCATAGAGTGCAATTATTTTCCAAATCTGTTGTATTGGATCATAGATGGCAGATACAGAATGTATTTTCAAGTTATGCTGGTATCCTTTTGAAATATTTATCTCTTTCTTTATTTCTTGAAGAGACGGGTACTGCTTGAAGTCAAATGAATGTGTGTTCATGATTTTAGTTTTTTATAATTGATGTATTTTTTCGGTCTATGATGGCTTTGGGTCCCATTGGCCAGCCTTGTTTGTTTGGCCGCTTCATTTTTTTCTGGATACGCCAAAGGGCTTTATTCAGCGCATCTTCTTGGTTTTCTGCTTTCACATCGAGACCGAACATTTGAAAGCTCACTATTACAGTGTATGACTTTAATTTTTTAGCCATTGGTATATTTTTTGATTAACAAAAAGTTACATGCAGGTAACTGTGAAAATCTCCAAGGTAAGCGCGTAGTTTTTTCAATTCTTCTTTTACATCAGTATGAATTTCGATGCCACTTATTGCTTCTTCCAGATCAGATACACTTACCATAAATTCGCCTAATTTTTTGTCTGTATCTTCAAAGCTGGCTACATTTCTCAACACCTCAATGACCGGAGAGGAAATGTGATCACTTACGCACTGAAAGCAAGAAATGATATTTTCTGGCTCTTCATATCGTTCCATTTTCAAGTGATCAGCTGCCCAGAAAATTACGACATCATCCCAACACAGGGCTTTTTGATATGCGCATTCAGGCGAATCTATATAGCTGTCCCAGTCTGTTATGTGGGCGAATTGCGCGACGAATTTGTATGCCGCTGCACTGCTTTCTTCGATACTTTCCAGATATGATCCAGAGCGGGCGTATATCGGTCTCATATAGTTATCTGAAATGATAGCGGCCACAAGTGCCGCGTCTTTTTGGTTTGGATTTGTAGACGTTTTTTTGATTGGTTTTTTTGAAAAAAGCCCCGAAGCGTCGCGGTGAGCGCATACAAACAAATCTTTAACGCTGTTTTCCTCCTGCAAGGAATCTCAACATTGTTTCTTTCAGACTATATGCTAGTTCTTTGCTTGGCAAGTCTGCAATACATTCCAAGCCACCAGAAGTAAGGTGTAAGAATATGCTGTAAAATTCCGCCTCGTCTTCTTCGCACAGCTCTGGGCTGTCTATGTTTTGCATGGGGTGAATTTCTACATTATCCCAGTGCGCGGAGGTAGGGTAAAATGCCGTTGTTTTAGGAGTCAAGTTTATAAGCTCCTCAAGAATCTCTATTTTAGCATCAATTGCGTCGATTTGGCTGGCTGTTTTGCCCTGTTGCCAACGTTCATTTTTCAGATCGTCTATTTTAGATAGTATTATTTCTTTCTTCATTTTTTGAATGTATTTTAAAGGTCTGACAAATCATTAATAAGAGCCAATAATTCAGACATACCTCCGCCATTTGTTAGCCAGCCAGAAATATCTTCTGTGCTTTCGCATTTAAAAACTATATCTGCTTCAGGAGTAAAAAAGTCAATATTTTCATAGAATCCATTATCTGGATAGCTGCCAAGTTGTAGGTTGTCTTCACTCACAGAGACGTTTCGGTTTATGCGTTTTAACTCTTCTCTGACCTTAGAGATCAAATCATTTTCCAGTTCGCTAATTCGTTCTCCGAAATTTTTGAAATTCTTTTCTTTAAAAGTTGGCATAGTAAAATGGTTTTGGTTTTATTTATCAATGATTACAATACAAGCCGAAATATTTGTGCCCGACTCTTTGAAAGCGCCCGCTTCAATTTCTTCTACTTCTGCGTTTATGTCTTCGAGCCACTGACGAAATTCCTCTTGTTTTTTCTGGCTCCCTTTTCTCCATGAATTCGACATTATAGAGACTATTCT